ATGGCGATGATCACGGTCAATGCTGGTGACCATTCGATCATGTCGCGGATGCATAGCCGGGCGACGAAAAGCGGTCAGTCGTCACTTCGGCCGGACGATTGGGAAGCGTGGCTCACGACGTCGAATGCTGAAGCCGCGCGCGCGATGTTGCAGCGCTATCCCGCGGGCGACATGGTCGCGGCGCCGAAGTGACCGCTACGCTTGCGAGTGTCGTAGCCTCGATGCGAGCAGCACGACGAGCGCAGCCACGAGAAAGCTGGCGACGAGCAGCACGGCCAGCAAGACGTTCTCTTCGCCTTCGATTCCAGTCACGCCGAACACGCGGAACAGCGGGCCGAGCAGGTTCCACGCTTCATCACTACCCACCCAGCGCGCGAGTGGGTCGATGCGCGACAGCCCGAAGAAAATGAAGGGCGTCAGAACCGCCGCGATGGCGAGGCGCACGAACGTTTTCATCGGACGTCCACCGTGCCGTAATACTCGATGTCGGTTCCGGGGATCTTCGCGGTCGGCTGTTTCATGAGATACGCACGTAGCTGGTCGAACTGCACCTGCGTCGTGACCGTGATGCAGCCGTCGCTCACCCCCCATCGACCATTTGGGTGCAGACGAAATGCGCTGCGCTTAACGCCGTTCACGTAGGTCTCGTCATCGATTTTGGCGTCGGCGCGGTAAAGCGCGAACCATGTCGAGCGGTCGCTGTTTGACCACAGATCCAGTGCGAGATCGCGAATTGGCCCGAGTCGGCCGCCCGTGTCGCGCTTCACGATGTAATAGCGGCCCTTGGGGATCGTCCAGCGTTGGCGACGGCCGTTGCATCGGGCTTGTCGACGAACTGCTTATTGCCCGAGAACGCCATCACACCACCGAAGCCGGCGCAGGTGAGATTGGAAACGCGTTGACCATTGAGCGTGAAGAAGCATTGGGCAGGCATCGATTCATCTCCCCCGAAAGATGTGACGAATATACCCGACCGAATTGGATTTATGCCAGCCCTGCCGAATTGAATCGCACCGTTTGGTGGAGCTAATAGTTACCAGTGAGCGGGCGTCGATCTATGCGCGACCGCCACCCAAGAGGCGTATCGCCGATGAGAGAGTTTGGAGACGCAGGGATTAGAATTTGGAGATGGTTTGCGACGCGTCTGTTGACGCGCCGCAAACCACTGAATTACTGCGGGAATTTTGGTCGGAGCGATAGGATTCGAACCTACGACCCTCTGATCCCAAATCAGCAGCTAGCACATTTATGTAAGCCTTGCCAGAAAAGGCCATAGGGCAGATTATGTCTAATGTTCTGCTCAAGAAATGAGCACGTAGCGACGAGGCTTTGCGGGCAACAGCCGAGCATTTATTAGACACGATCAAGCAGATTTTGGCAGTCTTAGACGCAGGTCTGCCACCGGCACATTGCGCTTTTTGATGTATGTTTCAGTCATCTTCTCGTCGGTGTGCGCGGCGGCGATTTGGAGCGCCTTCACGTCATACCCGGCACGTTCGCCATCGGTGAGCGCTTTGGCTCGGATGTCCTTCACCGTGTATCCAAAGTGCGACAGGTTGGCGCGTTTGGCAGCTGTTTTCCACGCTTTCAGGATCGTGTTCGCAGCGTACATCTTCCCCTTCCGGGTGTGGACGACTGGCATATCACCGATTGTCGGCCGGCCATCAATTTGCTGAATCCGCAACAAGACTTCGTTGATCTCGGGCGTGATCTTGAAATCGACCCGTACACCGCTCGAGTCCGCCGTTTTGCTCGGGACGAAATGAATTACCCCGGCCTCGCGATCCACGTCTGACCATTTCAGGGTCCGGATCTCGGTCGAGCGCTGCGCAGTGAGGTAGCAGAGATCGATGATGCACTGCATCATAGGTCCGGTGGGTACGTCAGCTACCACTTCTTTCTCGCTGTCCGTCCCCGAGTTCAGCTTGTACGTAGTCTCAAGCATTGCGTTCCGGATTGCAGAAAAATGCGCGTCGGTGATGTAGGTTTGCCGCGGTTTCGGTTTCTTCAGCTTGACTTCTCTGCACGGATTCGTATCCCGCTTCCCCTTGTCGACGCACCATTGAAAGAAGCCAGACAGGAATGCGCGCATGACCCGCTGCATATGTAGTTTTCCGGCGTATTTCACCTTGAGCCAGTTATTGACGTGCGTTGGCTTCACGTCTGCGACGTTGACCTTGCGAAATCCATTGCCGGCGTAATCTCCATACTTCGGCCACGCCTTTTCCTTGTGCAGTAGTTTGCTCTCACGCACGTACTGATCGATCAGTGGACGCATATCTCCAGATCCTTCTGGACGTTCGCGTTTTTTCCGCTCTTCCGCCAGTCGCTCGACAAGCCTTGTTTCGTCGTCGGTCAGTTTGCACAGGCGAATCCATTGTCCTGAAACGGGCTCGCTCCAATACCACGCGCCATGCTTGGCGTACACGCGCGGATACTTCGCTTTCTTGCGATTGGTAGCCATCAGTCAAAGCAGAGTTCAACAGTAGAAGTTTCGGAATGCCCGACGAGGCCGGCCCTTTTTGCGTGGAGTGATTCGAATGTTGACCAAGTCATGATGACGGCTCCGTTTGCGGCTGTGACGACGTTGATTCCGAACGTCGCTTTGAACCAGCCAGCTTGTTTCGTGTATCGCTTTTTGCCGGTGACGATCGCGAGGTCGGCCGGCGTCATCAGGCGTTCGGTCATGCTACGATTCCTTTCAGTTTTGTTTCAAAAATTGATGAGGTGGCCGTGGAACTTGAGACGATCAAGCTGTGCGCCGAGTGCACTGAACTGCATGGGCAATCGTCGACGGTCAAGCCGACACATCTCGCGATGGTCGGCGCCGGCGTGTTCCAAGGCGAATGTCGAGAAGAGCACTACGAGTGCTCGATGTGCGGGGCTGCATTTGCCCGTGTCCTGTCGGGCGAGACAGCGTCCCGCGTATGGCTCGCAGTGAATTCAATCCAGCACTGACGCCCGCGCGCGTCGCGCCGTCAGACTCATGAAACCCGGGAGTGCTACGATTGCCTCGATTAGTTTCATGATCTGATTCAAATGAAGCATTTGTTTACGATGCGCGGCTACCACGTCGACTGCACGCCGCGCGCGACCGAAGACGGCCAGTTCGCCTCACAGGTGACATTCACCTACATCGGCTACCACCCGGAAGCATCATTCAAGACGCTCGGTACATATGAAACGGAAGAGGCTGCCGTCGAGCGGGCGCGTTCGTTCGCTGTCGAGTGGCTCGCGCGATACGGTTGAGGCCGGCTATGCTCGAGCGATTCACGTACCGCGGCTACGACGTTGAGACCGAGGCGATCGAGCGCGAGGGCGATGCGCTCGGCCCGCGTGTGCTGGTCGGCATGTCGATCGTCCGCGTGCGCGACGGCGAGGTGCTGTTTCGCGAGTCGCCGATTCGAATGCTGCCGGCCGGCGTGACCATCACGCCCGAACGGGCGATAGAGTACCGAAGAGACGAGGCTCGAAGACGGGTAGATGATGCGACGGTTCGATAACTCTTCCGTTGAGTCGCGCAGTTGTCGAGGGGCGCGCGTACCATCGGGCCGTTGAAAAGGATAGGGCGTTTTTGTCACGCTAGGACTCTTCGATTACGGTATTGGGGGAAGGCATGTCCGAGATCAAAGCTCATTGGTATCGCGGTTACGAAATTTCTATATCGCAGGAATACTTGCCTAACGGACGATGCGTTACGGATGCCACGATTACTCCCGTGGATCAGGAGGCGATCGATCGAATGGGGCCTGTTCGATCGATCGGTGGAAAAACCGTGCACGCTCGAGCTGAATCGGATCCATTGGCTGAGCAGCTGAAGCAAGCGAGGCACCAAATAGACGTAATGGTTGACGACGTTTGAGATCAGCCGCCCGCAAGCGGGCATGCGGCGCTCTTCATCGCCTCTGCGGAAATTCATCATGGGAGCGGCCGTCGAGCAGGCGGCCGGCGGCGCGTTTGCCCGCGCGTTGCATCCAGCAATCGCTACTGCCGCATGCGCCGAGCTGCTGACCGTTTTCTCCGACGTCGGTGATCCGGCGACGTGGCGCGGTGTCGACAAGCGGATAGCCCATACTCTCTGGACCCCGCGGACACCATTCGCCCCATTGCTTGAACACGAAGGGCACGCCGTAGGCCGCGCACTGGTCGCGGAGATCGCGCGCCCACGCGGGATGCATCGGCCGCGCGCTGCCGCCGCTTTCTCCACCCACGATTACCCAGTCGATTTCGGGCGAGCTGTAACCCGTCCCGTCCTCCGCGTACTCGGTAGTTGGTCCGTGAATCCATGGCGCGTCGGCAGGGCAGTCGGCGCAGGACTGCATTTCCCGCATGCAGCAAACGCCAGTCGGATCGAACCACGCTCGAAGATCGACCGGACCAAGCAGCGGCTCCATAGAGAGAAACCGGCGGTGCGCGGGTGTCATGAGCAGCTTTTCGATGTCGCGGTCGGCCTCGGTCTGGTTGACGATCGTCGCGCCTATCCAGACGTTCGACCACGGCCACGGCGTGTTGACGTTGCGCCCTGCCAGCTCCAGCGCGCGGGAAATCATTGGGCCGGCGTTGCCGATGCGTTTCGTGAGCAGCAGCCAGTCAAGGTGCGGCGTGTTCCAGATCAGGTCGAACAGGTCTGCGCGCCAGGTGTCTGGAACGGCGTTGTCGAACACGTCGGCGAGCGACGCGCAGAACACGCGCTGGCGCCGGCCGTGAGCGGCGAAGAATTCAGCATGCCGCGCGTTCCAGCGGACGGGCTGTCGCCACGTGGCCGCCGACGTGCGCACGCGCTCGCCGTGGGGACCCCAGACGACCTTGTGCATGCGCTTGTCCATCAGGTGCTCGGCGTAGCAGTGGTCGCACCCGGGCGACACCTTCGTGCAGCCGATGAATGGGTTAAACGTGTGGTCGCACCATTCGATTTTGCTGTTCTCGCTCACGAGTTGCTCCCTTGGGTGCGGGCGGCGTCTATCTTGAGATACTCGGCATACTCTGGCCAATATTTCGCGATGCTTTCCGTGTGTTCGGCTGCGGTTCCATCCCATTCGATAACGACAGCAGTAACGGTCGGCCAGTGGTCTGGATCGTGCCCATCAGCAACCGACTGTGCTCGTTGCTTCGCGAGATATTCTCCCCAATACGTGTTGAATGCGGCGGCAACAGCATCGGCCTCATCCTTCGACGGCGCGGCCACAATATCGTCCGGGCCTTGAATATTGAGCATCCAGAGTTTGGTCATTGCTTTTCTCCCGCTCGGGCGGCGTTGATTAGCCGATACACTTCCTGCAATTCCGAGGCGCGCTTGATCACACCATCACGGTTGATGATCGCGAGCAACTCGACGACGCGCGCCGGCACACGCACGTAGTCCGTCACCTCTCCGCTCGGCTGCTGCGTGGGATCGGAGAGAACGGCGCGGACGAACGCGAGCAGGTCGAGCTCATGTTCTTTGGCATTGCGAGAATAGTCGCCACCGTAGTCAATGCGGTACTTGTCGGCTAACTTGAGGATTCTCTTTTCCATCACCTATCCTCTCGTCTGCTGCGCTAGCCGCTGTTTAAGGCCCGCGATTTCCGCCGACTGCGCCGCGAGATAACGGTTCTGGTCTTCGCGCTCGCGCTCCATTGCTTCTAGGCGGTCGCAAAGGGCGAGGATTGCATCGGCACATTCGAAAAATTGCTCGGCTGCTCCGGTATGTCCAATTTCGGATGCCACATATGCCATATGGCGAGTTTCCTTCGCCAACTCCCGCATCTTCTTCACGTCGATCATCGCTTGCTCCGTGGCAGTTTCACCTTGGTCGGACGAAGCGCATCATCGGCCGCCTTGGCCATGGCCGAGTGAAGCTCATATGACGCCCGATAGAGAAACAACATTTCATACGTCTGCTGCTCCGGCTGAATGCATTCTTGACGCAATTGACCATTACCGTCTCGGATAATCACCCAGATCGGCTGATTGCTCCAACCGGGGCCTGCCGCCGGTTCAGCGAATACCGTAATCACGCGTTCGTCTTTTCCGATCTTCAATTTTTCGCTCATGATTCCTCCCTTGATGCGGCGGTCGGCATGTTCGGAAGCGGCATCCAATGCGTGACACGGCCCATACCGATCCAATTTCCTTGAAAATACTGAGCGAGTGTGATAGCCCTCATATTGGTCGCAATGACGAAATCTGCTGTAGCAGGCGTTCGTACATCTACGCTGATCCAACGATCCTCTTCGGAAGTCTGGATTTCGGTGCTCGGTTGCTGCGTGGGCGGTCCATCACACATCCCATGAACCGAGTTTTGACAAAACTTCTTGCAGTGAATGTCGCAATAGTTCGGCTGCTGCGTGGAGGCAAGAAGGGTGCGAGCTCGCTCAATCATGTCGTCTCGCCATGCTTTCTCGCGCGGCTTGAATTCGCGCGATGCCGCATAGTCCGATACGTCTTCGATGAGGTCTTGAAGCACCGCGCGAGGGATGGTCACCATGTCAGTCACGGTCGGCTCCATTGAGAAGGGAAATCGCTTCACGTACCGCGTTATCGATGCAACGCCGGATATTCCAAGCACTGGATACGCCCCATTTGGCAGACCACTTATCCGTGAGCGCAGTGATTTGTTCATACGTCAGGCTCGCCATCCTCATCGCGGGAACGAGCGAGGAGCCGATCGGCTTCAGCCGCGATCTGTTCGTGCAACTTCTTGCATCGCTCCAGAAGGCCGTCAGCACCTTTGCAATGCACGTAGTTGACGAACAGATCGCGGACATCGCTTGCCACGACATTGAGCGCAGCCCGATACCCGTCGGTCCAGGATTGAGCCCCTTTCGCACCTGTCTCATTGGCAGAGGCCGGCGCTGCTGCGGACAGCTCGACACGGAAGCCGCCAAACAGGTGCGCGACGAACTCGGTCAGGATGAATCGATCTTCGGCGTTCGGTTCGCGCGAATCGTTGTTGTCGCCGACGATTTCGAATGTCTCGATTGCAGCGAGGGCGTCCTGTGCCGTCAGCAGTGCGGGCTGCTCGACAGGAGATGCGGCGAGAAAATACATATGCTTTCGCAGTTCGTATGCCTGGTCAGTGATTCTCGTTGCCAGCTTCTTATCGGTATGGCCGTGCGACAGCAGACCGGCGGCCGTCACAACGTCAGTTAGAAACTGCCCGATTCTCGTCAGCGCATCGGCGCGGCTCTGTTGTTGGTCGTTCATGGTCGTTCCTCGACTTCAGGCGTATTGGGTCAGCACCATTTCCGGCAGCGACTTCACCGGCCAGCGCTCAATCACCTGCGCAAGCGTTCCCTCGAAGATCTCTCCCGTGCGGCGCTCGTTATCTTCAACGACCGCGAACTGAACCAGAGTGTCCGGCGACAGCTCGCCATACTCGGCAGGCTCCCCATCGAGTTCGCTCACGCCATCGGAGCGAACGCCAGAACCGCAACTACCGTTGTCGGCCAGAATCTGTTCCCACGACTTGGCGGCGAAGATCTCGGACTCTTCGCCGATCCAGAAAAATCGAATTGTTTGGTCGTTCATGGTGGTGTCCTCTGTGGGTCAGACTGCCGCGTACGCGAGCTGCTGTTCGTGGGCGAAGTTCGCGCGGATCAGCGCGGTCGCGACGTCCGGGCACACGCTGTTGCCGATCATGCGCACCTGTGCCGACTTCGACAGCGGCTTGCCGTTCACGACCGGGTCGAGCACGTAGCTGTCCGGGAATCCCTGCGCGCGGGCCAGCTCGCGCGGCGTGAGCATGCGCATGCCGATGTCGACGATCGCGTAATCCTCGCCGTGGATCGTCACCAGGCCGATGCGGTCGCGCGTCGGGATCGTGTGCATCGGCTCGCGCGCGTCCTGCCACTGGCCGCCCTCGCCGTAGTACTTGATCAGGAACGCGCGCACCTCGGCGTGATGCGTGCCGCCTGCGCTGATCGTGTGCAACGGCTCGTCGGCCGGCGCGCCGTCGCGGCAGGTGCCTCGCAGTTTGACCATGTGCGAGACGGCGACCGCCGTGTCGGCCTTGCTCGTGATCGTCGCGCACGGTTCGCCGGCATCGCGCGGGCGCGACTGGCCGGCGCGGCCGCCACATCCGACAAGCTGCGCAGTCACGACAGCGTGATGATCAGACGTCGTCACGGTACCGGTCGGCACGTCGACGCACGTGCCGGTCACGCCGCCGTAATGCTTCGCGAGGAACGCGGTCACTGCGGCGTGCTTCGCCGCGCCGGCGACGATAGTGCCGAGCGGCTTGTCAAGACCGGGCACGCGCGGTGCCTGGCCGGGTCGCTCACCGTAGCCAGTCTGCACGAGCGTCGCCGCGACCACGCCGAACTTGTTGCTTTGCGTCGTTACCGTGTGCAGCGGGCCGGCTGCGTCCTGACATGGCGTTTCGCCGAAATTGTTCTTTACGAGCGTAGCGGCAACCACGCCCATCGCGTGCGCCGCGCCGGCCGGCCGCGCGCAGTCGCCGCCGGCGGTCACGGTGTGCAGCGGCGCGTCCGCAGCGCTGCCGACGCTGTTCGCATGGAACTTCGTGACGTGCGGTACCACGACGCCGAACCGCGGCGCACCTGCCATGACGGTGTGCATGGGCTCGTCCAGCGTCTGGCCCGTGCTGTTCTGCGAGAACTTCACGATGAACGGGTCGTCGCTATTCACGACGAACTTCATGATGCCGCGTGCGATGCGGCGCAGCGTCGCGTCTTTCAGCGGTCGATCGCGCTCGAAGATCGACGGGCACGAGATCGACCAGTCGATGCAATCGGCGGCAGTGCGCCACGGCAGTAATTTCCCGGCACGCACGGCCGCGCTCTTCGGATCGCCATGCGTCGGCGTCGGCCAGACGATCGGCAGATGGTCGCGACGTCCGACAACGAAGAGACGCTTACGGATCGTCGGCGTGCCGTAGTCGCACGCTCGCAGAACGCGGTATTCGACGTTGTATCCCAAGCCTGCTGCCAAGCGATCGGCATCAGGTCCGTCGAGCGGAATTCCGAGCACTTCGCAGGCTTCGGCGAGCGCCGGGTGATCGCGGCGGACGCCCGTCGTCAGCATGCCGATGAATGCGTCGAATGTTTCGCCCTTCTTCGCGGGGTCTGGAATCCACTTGCCCGGGCTGATCTCGATCACGTCCGCCCATGTCATGAATTCCTCGACATTCTCGAGCATGAACGCGCGGGGCGACGTTTTCAGACACCAGCGCAGCGCTACCCACGCGAGACCACGGATCTTCTTCGACACGGGCTTGCCGCCCTTCGCCTTGCTGAAATGCTTGCAGTCCGGCGATAGCCATACGAGGCCGACGGGTCGATTTCCCGTGATTTCGACCGGATCGATGTCGAATACGCTCTCGCAGTAATGCGCGGTGTGCGGGTGGTTGGCCGCGTGCATTGCGAGTGCTTCGCGGTCGTGATTGATCGCGACATCTACCGGTCGACCGAAGGCGCGCTCGAGGCCAGTGCTCGCGCCGCCTCCGCCAGCGAAGTTGTCGACGATCAGTTCGCTCCCTAGATCGAGAGAAAGCGTGAAGCTATCGCGCTTCATGAGCCACCTCTTTAGTCAGCGTCGCATCCAGATGTCGGATGCGCGCCACGATCTGCTCGGGGATTCGCAGTGCCTGCGAGCCGTGCAGAGCGGCGAATGCGGGGCGCAGCAGATTGCGGTCGTCGTCGCTGAGCTCGGCGTGCTCGAGGCGCTTCAGCGCGCGCCAGAGCGGGTCTTGCATATCGGTCATCGGGGGAACTCCTGTTGAATGACAGTCACGACGCGATCGCAAGTCGCGACATCGAACCAGCCGATGTGACATTCCTCGTGGTTCTCGATCCCGAGCTGCTGAGCCAGCTAGACGTATGCGTCAGTGCGCGTCATCGCGCCGGACTGCCAAATTGGGTTGAACGCGCCTTTCGCGCGTTTCCGCGCTTCACGGGTCGGCCCGTCGGCCAGCGTGCCGAGTGGGATCGCGGTGAACGGGTGCAGGCCGACGTATGCCCGGCAGGAGCGGCAGAGGAACGCCCACGGCCACTCGCCGTACTCGCGGCCGTAGATCGCCGAGTTGTTCACGATCTCGACGGGGCCACCGTCGTATGGGCATGTCGTCGGAGCCGGCAGAGGATTCTTGACGCGAGCGGTCGCGCGCCGTGATGGATTCCACGGTGTCTTCGTCGTTTGCATGGTCAGATCTAAAAAACGGGCGCTGTGCGAGCCGCCCGAATGCGCCGCGCAATCCGAGGCACGGAAGGCGCGCGGCGGTGCTGCTATCGGGGCATCCACTGCGTTCCGCGCACGATCCGACCGACTGGCTCAAGCACGAGCACCTCGGATTCCTTCTCGCTGCGCACGAGCGCGCTGCCGCGCCGCTGGGCCTTCTCGAGCGACGCGTGACGCCTCGGCTTGCAATACCTGCCGACCGTCACGAACAGCGGCGCACGCGCGCCGACCGGCCCGAGCGTCAGCTCGTCGATGCGGGCTTCGAGTGCCGCGGCATTCGCGCGCCAGGTGTCGGCCCGCAGCTGCGCGGCGTCGCGCTCGGCGGTGAGGCGTTCGACATCGGCGCGCAGGTCCGCGATGATCCGCGCTACGTCGATGACGCGGGCGTTCGGGTCCAGCGAGTTCTCGACGAGGCCGACCGATACCAGCGCTGCAGCGGCCGGCGGCGTGTCGCTGGCCGGCGGTACCGACTTCGCCGCTCCCGCGAGCCAGTACACGTATTCGTTGCCGCCACCGGCTCGCTTCTCGCGCTCGACGATCGCCTCGCCGAGCATCCGGTTCAGCTCCTTCGTCACGTCGAGCTGCGGGAGCCCGGTTCCGGTCGCCACGGCCTTCGCCGTGGCTTCCGACGTCGCGGCGAGATATTTCTCGATGTCCTCTCTCACGCTGCCTCCCGTATTGCATGCTGCGCCGCCGGCGTGACCTGACCGCCTTCGACCCAGAATGCTTCGATGGCTTCCGGAAGGCCACCGGGCGGCGTTTTCAGGCTCATGAACACGAGCGCCGTGTCGATCTGACCGGCGTAGGCCAGATCGTCGAGCCAGTAGAGCAGTCGATCGCGCTCCGGGCCGACCAGGACGTCGGCGCGATCGAGCACGAGCAGCTTGAGGCCCGAGAAGAGGCTGATCGCCGCGGCGATGTGCGCGTCGACGCGCCAGCGTTCCGATTCGGACAGCAGGGCGTACGCACGGCCGTCGGCGAGGATCTCCATCTCGGGGGTGATCGTCACGTCGGCCCATTCCGACATTTCCGCCAGTTCGGTCAGGCGCTCGTTCATCGGCGTGAGCGCTTCGCTGAGCAGGTCGGCCGGGATGCCATTCGGTGCGAGCGCGTCGGCAATCGCTTCGTACGCCGCGACGTCTTCGTGCAGAGCAGCGGCCTGTTTTGCCAAGTCAGCGGCGCCGGCGGCGCGGCGTTCAATCTCGCGAAGCGTCGCGATGTCGGTGTCCAGCTGCTTCCGGCGGCGCTGCAGGTCGGCGAGCTCTGACCGCGCGGCGTCGCCGCTCTCGCGCGCGGCGGCCGCGCCGCTGTTCTCTGCATCGTCTTCGAGCGCGCGCAACTGCGTCGCGGCCGCGTCCGCCGCTTCGAGGTCGCGTTTGCGGTTTGCTGCCGCGTTCTGCAGCGTCTTCAGGCCCTGCTCGTACTCGGGCAGCTTCGCGGCCGCGTCAGGGTCGCGCGCGCCGGCTGCGGCCGCCGCCGACAGGACGCCATTGAGGTAGCGCAGGAGCGCGCCGCATTCCGGGCACGCACATTCGGTGCCGACCGGCGCCGCGCCGGCGCGCACACGAAGCGCTTCGACCTTGGGCAGGAACTCGGCGACCTGCTCGTCGGCGAGCTGCGCGAGCTCGACCGCCTTCGCGTAACCGGCGGCGCGCGCGCGCAGGTCGGCGATTTTCGAGGCGCGCGCACGCGCCGCGGTATCCGCCGCATCGGCCGCTCCAATCTGCTGCTGCAGCTCGCCGATCCGGTCATTGAGCGCCGCGCGATCGCCCGTGAGCTTCCGCAATGCTGCTTCGTCGAATTCGACCGCCGCCGGCCGCCACGTCGCCCCCTTCTGGCTGCCGTACGTTTCGCCTGTCGCGTTGCGCCACGACTGCTTCGCGCCGCGCGCGCGGTCGGCGGCTTCTTTCTGCGCCGCTTCAAAGCCGGCGCGCAACATCGGCGTGATGGCCGCGAGCCGCGCGGCGGCCGGGGCCGGTACCGCATCGGCGCGGAACCCGAGCTTGTCCAGGAGCCGGCCACGCATTTCGTCGATGCCGATCTTCACGCCCATCAGGTCGTACAGGAACGCCCGGCGTTCGGCCGCGGTGAGCTGCGCGAACCGCTGCGCGTCGAGTACCAGCGGAAGGCGCGGGTCCTCGGCGAGTTCGCGCTTCAGCTTTCCGGACGGCAGCATGACGCTGTTCGCCTGCTCGCCGCACGCAACCACGATCTGGCCGCCGTCGGCTCCCTCGGTGACGAGCGAGCCGTATTCCTTCTTCAGCGCGACACGCACCGTGTCACCGGTGAGCGCCATGCGCACGGCTTCCTGTAGGCTGCTCTTGCCAGCGCCGTTCGGGCCGGTGAAGAGGGAGACGGGTTTGGCGAGCCGGAGGTCCGCCGTGCGGATCCCGAGAACGTTCGCCACGTAGATGTCGGTGATTTTCACGATTCCTCTCCCTGCGGTCCGCGCGGCCGCAGCACCGTGCGGCCGCCGTCCGAATCCATCGCACTGACGATGCCCTTGGCTTCGAGCAGCTCCACCAGCCGCGCGGCGCGGTTGTAGCCGATCTTGAACTGGCGCTGCACGCTCGAAATCGACACTTTCTGCTGCTCGATCACGAACGCTTCGACTTGGGCGTACAGCGGATCCTCGTTACCGGAGGCGGCTTGTTCCTCATGCCACTCCTTCCAGCCCTTCACCCATGCGATGCACAGCTCGCCGGCCATCACGGGGCATTCGCTTTCGGGCTTGCCGTCGGCGGCCGCCTGCCGGCCGGCCTGATGCTGCTCGTCGATCTGCGCTTGCGTCGGGCCGTCGCCGAGCTTCGGCACCTCGCGGAACTCGGCGTCGACGACGTCGTCCCCGTCGGGCCGCTGGCCGTCCATGCCGTCGCCGTCGTCGTCCGTGTACTCGCGACCGAGGTCCAAACCGCGCTGATCCGATTCGCCGCGGATCTCGTCCATGCCGCCGGTGTGCGCAGTGGCATTCGCCACGACCAGCAGGACCGCCTTGCCTTGCGCGTCGTACAGGTCATGGAGATTCGGCGCGGCGCTGCTGAATTCCACCGCCGCTTTGACGCCGTCCTTGATCGTGATCTGCACGAGGTCGCCTTGGACAACGACACGGCCATCGCTCGCGTTCAGGTGCGTCGCCATCTTGACGTTGTGCTCGACGCGCGCACGCAGCCGGTCGATGACGTCGTTCTGCTTGTTCTGGGACAGCTTGACCCAGAGGTCCGGCATCAGCTTGATCTCGGTAACGAGCGCGGACAGCAGGTCTTTGCCGATCGTCTCGGCAGTCATATGGAGGACGTTCTTGTCGGTCATGTCGAAATCCTTGGCGGAGAATTGGATGGGTTAGTCGGCGCTGATCGGGCCGCGCGTCCGGCGGCCGGCCGGCGCGGTCGTTTGGGCGGTCGCTTTGCCGGCGGCCGATTGCTCCGCCGCGGCGGTGATAGCGCGCATACGCGCCGAGGCGAGGGCGTTCAGTTCGGCCTTGGCGGTTTCATCCGGCACACCGCTGATCGCGCTACGGGCCAGGTCTAGGTCTTCGGGCGTCTTGGCGGACTCGATGTCCTCGCGGATACCGCGCACGAGGCCGGCGACGTCGAAGTCGAAACCGCCTTGGCCGTGACCACCATCCTCCTGTGGGCCGTCCTGGTCGTCGACCGGATCTGCTTGCGTGGCCGCCGGCGTTGCGCCGTGCGCGTGCGATTCCGTCGCGGGCCCCGTTTGCGCCTGCGACGCACCGCGCGGGACTTCATCTGCCGGCTGAGCGCGGCCGCCGCGCAGCTCGTCGATGGTCGTGCTGTAGACCGTATAGGAACCGTCCGGCGACACGTCGACGACGTCAGCTTCCTCTTCCGAAGAGCGGCCCATACCCATGACGATGTCGGGGGCGTGGATGTTGCCGAAGAAGCTTCCAGCGCGGTACTGGAACATCAGCGCGCGCAGGCCGGTCTGCCACTTCGATCCGGATTTCCCGAACCAGCCTTCCTCGACGACCATCTGCATCGTGACGGGCGCCGACTCGATGACGGGCATGCCGATGTCACGGTACAAGTCGAGCATTCGACCGGGATACTTGCGGAGGTCGTCGGGCGACAAGCGTGGCTCGGGAGTCCCCTTCGGGAGCGCCCATGCAATGCACTCGATGTCGTCGACTTCTACCTGACGGTCCTCGAAGATCGGTTTCCTGGCTTCCTTATTCCAGCCGGTTTTTTCCTTGTACTTGGCCGTGATCCGGCCGCGGTTGATCATCTGAAAGCGCAGCGGTGTGAAGCGCCCCGACGCATTGATCGCAGCGATCACGAACTTGCCGGACCAGCGCAGCTTGCCCTCGATCATGTCGGCGTTCTGCATCACGGCGGTGATCGACATGCGAACGGCGCGCGCAACCTCGATCGCGACGAGACAGTTGCCGATTGCAGACGGGTTTTCGACCCAGTGCTCGTCGATTCCGGCCTTTTTCAGGTTGTGCGAGCGGAACTGCGCGGGCACGGCGTCGCTGCTGGCGTATGCCTTCGCGATCCGGTTCGCGAGCGAGAAGCCCCGCTCGGTGAACATGTCGACAGCCTGGTCGGGTGTCAGGGAAGGGATGCCGCCGGCGCTCTTCGCGTCTTTCAATTGAACGGGGGTGCTCATAGCGTTGAACTCTCGTTATTCGTGGAATTGACAGGTGCCGTAGCGCGGGCAGTACTTCTTGTCGCACAACAGCGATTTCGGGTTAGGGTAGAAGCGGCCGGAGCGGAACATGTCGGCGGCGAACTGGATCAGGCCGGGCGTTTCCTCGGTTCCGAGCATCACGCGCTTGGCGTTCTTGACCGGGGCGGTCGCGACCTCCGGCGTGCCCTTCGTCTTGAGCCCGATGATCTCGGCCGTGTCGGCGATCAGTTCTCCGGTCGTGTGCTCGTAGAGCATCTCGTAGGTGCCGATCTGTGGCCCATGGCCCTTCGTGACAGCGACGCCCTGCGCGACAGCCTTCGATCCGCTCTTCAGGTCGGCAATGCCCGGGCCGAGCGCCGTGCGACGGACACGTGCGCGGTCCATCGTGCCGGTGAGGCGGATCACGATCCCACCGCCGCAGTCGATGTCGAGCGGCTTCGTTTCCATCTCGACCGCGACGAAGTCGTACCGCGGCGTGATCTCGAGGCAGTACTTCGTCGTGAGCGAGATGCCGATGCGCTCGGCTTCCTTCCGGTTGAGATCGTCGCTCGCCGGGTCGTACTCGTTCGATGGGTCGTGCAGCTTGTCGACGAATGCGCCGGCCGCGTCGTCGACGGTCAGGCCGGAGCCGTCAAGCACGCTCTGATCATAGGCGGCCGTGCCTGCGTGGATCGCGGTACCGAGGGCGGCGCGCAGCCCGACGACGTTGCGCATCTTCAGGAGATGGATTGCCTCCCACCGGTAGGCGCATTCAAACAGTGCGCCCCAGCTGGACGCGCGCACGGTGTAGACCGAGGAAGTCACGCCGCACCTGCAGTTTCGGCGTCGATGTCCACGGCCGGCGCTGGCATTTTTTCGACGCACACGTACGGGAAGCGGTCCGGGAACGGCTTGATGTGCTTGTAGAAATGCGAGCCGAGGGAGTCGGCGGCCTTGAGCGCATCGAAATTCGCCTGCGTGAAACCGGTGTAGTGGTACAGCGACGTCCGCGCGCCGGTCTTACGATCCTTGAAGCGGACCGCGAGCGTTTCGGACTCGGCGTCGTAACCGATGCTATGGATCTGCGACGATTCGACGGGTTGGGTATCGATGGTTTTCATTGGGTCATGCTCCGAATGAATGATGGGCTCGTGCGCTGGCAGCGCACGAGCGGGCGGGCGGCTGCGCGCGGGATTCGGGAACTGCAGGGGAATACGCTCCGGGAAGCGCGAGGCGGTGCCTCTTAGAAAATTCCGAAGTGCTTGGTGATACCGTCGATTGCTACCGCGAGGAATGCGACGGCCACGAATATCGCGAGCACCAGCAACCGGGCAGCGCGCGGGTGATGAATCTCGAAGCGTTCAGCGTGATCGGTGAAGCGGCTCATGCGGGCCTCGTCGCGATGGCGGCGACGGACGTGCCGTCTGCGTTGAGCCGGGCAAGCACGAGCACGCACACCGCGGCAATCGTGATCGCCACAAGGTAACCGGCTATGGGATTCCATTCGAACACCCGGTCGAGCAGCGCGCCGAGGAGGTCGAAGGGCGTCATCCGAGACTCCGCAGGTAGGGGCCGGCGACGTACGCGCCGTACCAGAGGAAACCGGCCGCCGCGCCGTACGCCGCCGCCCATGCCGAGCCTTCGATCACATAGCGGAGGCGGGATACAGGCAATCGTTTGTAATCGCGAAATACAGGCGTTAGGCTGTTAAGAGGTGTCTGCATCATCGACTCCTTCGCAGGGTCAGTTCGGCGAACGTCGCGACGTTGTGCTTCGTACGGTCGAGGATCTGCTGCGCGATCGTCTCGCTACCGACCATGGCGATGCCGAGTGCAGCCTTGCTGATCAGCATTTCCATCACGTTCGCGAGCGCGTTCGGATTGCCATACGCACCGGATTCGCGCACGTAGTCGGGGATCAGCTTTTCAGCGAGGTCGCCGCATTGGGCGGGAGATTTGAGGTTGCTCATCGGTCGACTCCAGCGATGGTGATGTGGCGGACCGGATCCGACACGGGCACGGGCGCGCGGAAGCCTGCCTTCGCGAGCGCGTCGTCGACGACGGCACGAATGCCGGACGTAAGCACGGTCTTCGAGGCGACCAGGTGCAAAGCATCGATCAGATGCGCCATCGGTTGAAGGTGCGCGTCGAGCGACCGGTCGGCCGCGAGCGAGCGCGCGTAAGCGTCGGCAGCGGCGTTGTCGCCCACGTCCGACGGAAGCTCGCCATACGCGAAGCTCGAATCGGCTCGCTCTTGCGCCAGCTCCTTCGCGCGCTGCAGCCATGCTTGGCCGACCGAGTGTTTGTTCTCGTTCATTTGGTCCCTCGGTGTAGTTGTATTGCTGTCAGTGGAAGCAGACGCAGCCGTTTTGCGCGGCCATTTCGAACGCCGCGCGCCATTGCGAATAGATCACGTAGAACGATTCATTGGCCTTTGCTAGTTCATCGAACTGAGCGAAGTCTTGGGCGAGCTTCGCGCTCACTGTCGAGCCGATCACGCCGTCGCAATCGCTGAAGCAGATCAGCTCCCAGAAGGGACCGCTGGTGGCCCTCCATGCAGCTTCGTCGTGCCGCAGTTCGGTTCGGCCGGTCCCGAATCGATCTACGGAAATCGGTTGGTAGCCGGCGAGTTTCGCCAGCATCTCGCGCCACATGCTGTAGCGGCCATAGCCGCCCGAAAACGCCTCATCGGCGTCCTGATAGCTGTAGATCGCACGGTTTTCGAGATCATCAGCCCGACCCGGGAAATCCGGATTGACATAGACGCGGAGGTAATCGGTTTCGATAGCTCCGCGCGTGATCGGGTCGATTGGTTCGCCGTCAGCATCAAAAACGCAATCAATCTTCTTGATCTGGCGGTATGCGGTTGCATCCAATCCCATGACTTCCTCTCGTATGGTGTGATTGCCCGCAGGGCGGGCGCGGTGGTCAATGCCGGTGGTGTTCGTCGGCGTTGATGTGGTCGATTCCGCGTTTCAGTTCACGCAGGAAAACCACGAGCGCGAGGATTGCCAGCGCCGCCGCGCCGACGAGGAGTCGCGCCATGTCAGGCCCCGCGAACGAGGCGACGTGTGCGGTGGTCGCTGCAGTGGCTGACGCCGGTGTTACCCGGGCCGAGTTCAGCGCCGCAGGCGGAGCAGTACGTCATTGCGTGGCGCGGTGAGACGGCTGCGAGGTCCGCCGCTGCGATGCGCCGCGCTATCTCGGCCTGCAAGACGTCCTGGCAGACGTTCCAGACCTCGTACACGTCCTCGATGTAGCCGCGGCGCAGCGCGGCGTCGAGCACGGCGATCTGCTCGGTCGAGAACGGCAGCACGTCGAACGTCACGCGCTCGGCGATCGCTTCGTTGCGCTCGTCGCGGGCCAGCGCGTCGTCGTCGGCCGCTGCCTGCAGCTGGTCGGCGTGTCGGTCGACCCGAGCGGGCAGGGTGCGCACGTTGTGGTGATGAGGTCGAGGAGTGTGCATCGCATCCTCCATTGAAAGTAGGATTGCTAATCAAATTGCAGTCTTGAACTGCAACGCTGCGTGCGCAGCTCTCACTGGTGACGCCTCGAGAGTACGAACCGCCACCGGTCAGAGCTGAACTTCGACTGCCCGCCGAAGCGGGTGAGTTCGTTAGTCGTTGGAGCTATTGCCGTCCTCGCCGTCGGCATCGTCGACCGAACTCAATGCACCTTCGCTCCACCACGACTCGACGGCACGACCGTCGCCAGCGACGTAACGGATGCAGTAGCTGTTCGCTGCCTCGGAATACTCGGCACGACCGAGAATAGAGCCGGACTCGCCGCTTTCGGCGATCGCAACCCGCTCGCCAAGATTGAATTTGAATGCCATTGGAGGACTCCTGAATGTAAATTGGCGGGAAGTAAGGGGAATGCCGGTTACGTTATCCGGCGCCGGTTAGCATCCCGGCCGTCCTCTTGACCTTCCGTCGGCTTGCCAAGCCCGCTTTCTGAGGTGACGGGCCCACTTCGTTTATCCCTCGCAGGGCGGGCGAGTCGCGCTCACCGATGGAGTTGGATGTCCATCTACCCGGGCGCATTTTCGAGGCAGGCTCATGGAGCCGGGCCGGTACTGATCTCCGGCTTCGGGACTCCAGCATTGAACTGGATGCGCATCAGCCTGCGCATTCCGGCTCCATGAGACTGCTACCACTCGCGCGCCCGGCTACTCCCGGCCGTGCCGGCTCCGGGCCGCGCGAGGTTTGTGCCGATTACGAAGCCATCGGTCACGTGTTGCTGGCTGTCTTGCATCAGGTTCGTTCAAGCCTGCAAGCGGTAGCCAAACATCGGCCTAGCGCGCTGCGCCTGTCCTGACTCACGACGCTGATCGCGCCGGCCGGTTGCTCCGCATGTGCGGTCCCGGCTTACCTTCGATTGTTAGAGAGCGATCCGCCTTGGGGCGGTGGCGCAGCGCGTTGTGTGCTGCGTTGGATAGAAATATAGGGAAACCGATACGCCGAGTCAATAGGTTTGCCGATATTTCCTCGTCGAATTTGTAACAGGGATAGAAATACCTATGTTCACGGGGCTAAACGAGGGTCTTTGAAGCGCGCCTTGCATGGAGTTAAGGGTCGGCTTAACTGGCTTGAACTAGATTTCGAATGGGTGCAATATACTGTACAAATATACAGTGCTATGGCCGAAGCGAACGGGAGGCACCATGCGGCGGGGCGCGGAAGAGCAGGTAGTTTTGAAGTGCAAGCCAGGAGATCTGGCGAGGATCAATTCAGCGTGGAACGAGTTGCTCGTAGGAGGCCTGGTGCTTGTTCAAGTCAGGCGCCCGGGCGGGAAGTGGAGTGTCTTGTTGCTGGGGGAGCCGGCGCTCGCGCGTCGCCTAGCGGATGGCGGATATGTCGCGACGAGGCGATTTGTAGCTGACGATACGTCGCTCGATCCGCTGGATGATCTAGAAGCGCGTCGCGCGCTGGCGGAGCTTACCGCTCGAGTTTCGCTTCCTCGTCTCCATCTGGAAAGAGACGTTGCACTAGCTTGAATGTTTCGGGCGATTCGCCCGCGCGATCCGCTCGCAGAATTGCCCGAATTGCGTCCTTCGCGGCTGGACTGGAGGCAATCACCGCTGCCGCGAGCGACGCACTGGATGTTCCCACGGCATCAGCTCCTGCGAATCGATCGCCTGTACCTTGCGCGAGCCAAAGTGCGTTTACTCCGAGCACTTCCGCCATCTCTGCCGTTTTGGCTGAGCCGCTGTATTCATCGTTCTCGAGCTCAGAAATAGTCGCCTGCTGCAGGCCCACTTTGTCCCCCAGCTGCTTCTGGGTGAGTCGTGCGGCTTTGCGCGCGCTACGGAGTCGCTTCCCGTACGTGGCAGTGTCGGTGTCGATGGTCATATAGGCATTCTTATATAAATCAATATCGGTTTGCCTATTGACAGAAATATCGGCAAACCTATAATCGAGGCATGGACCTTCAATTTATTGCCCTCGAACTCAAGCGCCTTGGCATGAGCCAGGTCGAGATCGCACGTGCCGTCGATTGCTCGCAACCGACGATCTCGGAGATTCAGAGCGGGCGTATCGGGAAGACTCGACCGTCATATCACCTCGCTCTGTCGCTCTTGAGGCTGTACGAGTCGAAGTTGGCCGAGCCGGCAAAGGAGGGGCCGTGAAGATCGAACTGATTCCGTATCGGTCGCCCCGTCGTCGCGTCAAGAAGCAGCTGGGCGTAGGCGTTCGAATTCTGCAAGCAACGCGTTTGCAGTCGCCAACGCGTCGGAGTGATGGGCGGCGAATTGCGGCTGCTGGTCGGCGAGCGCCAGCAATCCTTCTAGAGCCCGTTTTAGCTCTGCTTCGAGAAAGGTTCGCTGATCTGTATTCACCGCATGGATGAGCGCCTTGTTGAACATGGTCAGCACCGCGATTTGCGATGCAAGCCCCATGCAGTGCGCTTTTAGCTTCGAGATTTCTGTCTCGAGCGATTGGATTTTGTCGGTCATGCGAACCCCGTTGTGTGATGGTTGAAGAGGTCAGAGCCTTCAATTTTCGCATAGCGGTGGGTCGCATCTTTCGCAGTTGGCCAGGTGTTGTCCTGGCCGTTATTTCGCCCCGGCGCCAACTGGGTAAGCAAGTGGGTAATCAACTGGGTAACGATTGATTTTTCGTATGAACCAGACCGAATTCAGGATGTTCGCGCCGTGGGTACAGGCCGCGACGCTGCCGGATGGGGAGATCGAAGCGATGAGCTTCGAGGACTGCCTCGCGCACGCGCTCGAGCTCGGGCTGCGGCGTTTCGATCGCAAGACGCTCGCGCGCAACTGCGGGATCCACTATCCGCACTTCAATGACGTCATCGCCGGGCGCCGACCGTTCAACGCGACGAAGCTCCACCTGTTCTGCATGTTCACCGGCTGCGATTATCCGCGGCAGTGGCTCGCGATCCAGGAGCGCAAGGCGATCGAGGAATACCGCCGGCTCAGCCAGCAGGCGATCGGCGAGTTCGTCCAGCAGGCATTCGGCCAGCGCCAGGCGGCGGCATGACGTTGACGCTCAGCCACCGCGACGTCGGCAAGCACTTCGCCCGCAAGCTCGGGCGCCCCATGACGTACCTCGGCATCGTCGAGGAAAAGCACCTTTTCATCTTCCGCGATCCCCCGCAGGACTACCTCGCATTCCGTCCGGATCAGCTCTGGATGCTGGAACGCATGCGTCCCGATGCGGCGCCTATCGACAGCAACAAGAAGGAGGGCGGGTTGTGCTGACGCATCTGTTCGAGCGCGCGGCGTTCCGCGCAGGGTGGCGCGCCGCGCGCGCCGGCGTTCCTTTCCACGAAAACCCGCTGCGTGGCGCGCTCGCGTGCTTCGCTCAGCAGTGGGGGCGCGGTTGGGCCGCAGCGAACGACTTCCCGCGGCCGTACACCTTCCACGACTGGGAGCGGTGGATCTGCACGACGTCCGCTGAACAGTTTCGGGAGGCAGCATGAAACGCCCCTCGAAAGCCGCGCTCGCGCGCGAGAACGTCAGCCGACTGGCGTCGATCGGCATCGCTGCGCTCGAGTACGACCATGCACGTGTCGACGCGAATGCTGGGCGCAGGTCGCTGATTGCTGCCCGCAAGCTCTGGAGCGAGGACCACGATCGCAGCGACGACACGCCCGCCGAGTGCGAAGAGCAATACGCGCTGTCGGCGAAGAAGCGCACGCGGGCTCGCGCAAGACTGCTCCGGCAGATCAAGCGGTACCGCGAATGGCTCGCAGAGGTGTCGGCATGACCTGGGCGCACGACGACCTCGCCAAGGATCTCGCCGGGCATCTTCGCGGCGCGTCCGATCGCCTCGTATGGACCGACATGCAGCTCGGGCCGGCCGGCTCGCCGCGGCCGGACGTCTACACCGTCCCGTGCTCCTTCGCACGTTTCCAGCCGGTCGCGTACGAATGCAAGATCAGCATCGCCGATTTCCGGCGTGACGTGACGTCCGGCAAGTGGGCGTCGTACTTGCGTTTCGCCGCCGGCGTGATCTTAGCCGCGCCGGCCGGGCTGCTGAAGAAGGAAGACATTCCCGCCGGCTGCGGCTTGATCGTACGCGGCCCGGACGGCTGGCGGTCGCTGAAGGGCCCGACGCTGAAGAATGTCGACAACCTGCCACGCGACGCGTGGATCAAGCTGATTATCGACGGCATGGCGCGGCTCGCGGATCAAAACCACGAGCAGTTGCGCGCGGGTCTGTGCAACGAATGGACGCTCGAAAAGAAGCTTCGTGCGCGCCTCGGCGACGTTGTCGCGGATGCAGTACGGGACCAGTTGCATGCGGAACGCCGACTGAAGACGGCCACCGAGCGGCTTGAGAACCTGGCCGAGGAGGCGGAAAACGAACGGCGACTGATCCTCGATCGAGCGAAAGAGCATGCGCAGCGCGACGCGGCGCAGGTCGACGCCGCACGCATCGAGCTCGCGCGTGTGCTTGGGCTGCCGGCGAGCGCGGGTGCTTGGGAGATCGCAAGCGCCTGCAAACAGGCCGCGCGCCGGGTCAGCGTCGATCCGGAGGTCAAGCGACTCCGTCAGCAGCTGGAGCGCATCCAGGTTGCAATCGAATCGGCAGCCGAACCGCTGCCGCACATTGCGCGAGAGGTGTCGTGAGCCTCGTTATCGTCCCGATCTCGCTCGAAGAGGCGAACGTATTCGTCGCCGAGCATCACCGGCACCACGCGCCCGTTGTCGGCCATAAGTTCAGCATCGCAGTCGCCGACGACATGCTGATGGGCCGATACGACCAGACGGGTGTGTGCGGCGTAGCAATCGTTGGCCGCCCGGTCGCGCGCGGCAACGACGACGGCTGGACGCTCGAGGTGACGCGTTGTTGCACCGACGGCACACGCAATGCCTGCTCGACGCTCTATGGCGCCGCGTGGCGCGCGGCCCGCGCGCTCGGCTACGTCCGACTCATCACATACACATTGCCGGCCGAGAGCGGCGCCAGTTTGCGGGGCGCCGGGTGGCGTCTCGTCGGCGCTCGCGGCGGCGGCAACTGGAACACGCCTGCGCGACCGCGCATCGACACCGCTGCGCATCTGCGTGGGCAGAAATTGTTGCGGGAAGCACGATGAACGACCTCCCGAATCCTCTCACCCCAGCGGACTGCAACCTCCGCGATTTTCCGTTCATGCCGCTCGAAGTGAAGCGCCTGTTGACATCCGAAACGTGGATCCTCGGCACCGGCGATGAGCGCGCGGCCGCGATCACGCTGTGGCTCGAAAGCTGGCATCAGATTCCGGCCGCCAGCCTGCCGGCCGACGACCGCATGCTCGGCCATCTGTCCCAGGCGAAGAACTGGAAGCGCGTGAAGGATCACGCACTGCGCGGATGGGTGAAGTGCGCCGACGGTCGGCTCTATCACCCGGTCGCCGCTGAGAAGGTGCTGGAGGCGTGGTTGTCGAAGCTCACGAGCAGCCTGTCGGGCTCAGTCGGCAATGCCAAGCGGTGGGGGATCGAGATCGACACGGTCGCCGTTCGCAAGCAGGTTGTCGAGGCAGCGCACCTGCTGAAGGGCGTCGCCCCCCAATCGGAATGGCTGCGGAAAAAGCAGGTGAAAGACATCGTGGCCGATTCGAGTCGCGATCCCAACCCGATCGCCCCCCGATCACCCCCCGATTCGCCCCCCGATCGCAAGAGAGAGGGAGAGGGAGATGTAAACACAGCAAGCGGCGGCGGCACAGCACAGGGAGGTGGGGAAGAACCGCCGATCGCCGCCGCCGCTTTCGTCGAAGTCCTTCGCTCGTCGGGCATCGGCTTCGCCGCCGATGACGCGCGGTTGGCCGGCTGGCCCGGCCGCGGCGTGACGGCCGATGATCTGCGGGCGGCCATCGCCACGGGCCGTAAGCGCCGAGAGCGCGAGCGCTCCGAGCAGCCGCTGAACGTCGGATTCCTCGACACGATCCTCGGTGATCTCCTCGCCGCGCGCGCCGCGACGCCCGCGACAGGAACGCGCACCGTCGGCGACTGGTGGCGCTCATGGACCGGCATCGTCGAGCACGGCAGCACGCTCGGCGTCGAGCAGGGCCGCGACGAACCTCCGTTCGATTTCAAGCTGCGCGTGTTCGAAGCGGCCGGCGACGGCCCGTGGTGGGACGACCACAACCGCGCGTTTCGCAACACTGCCGGGCCCATCGCGGCCGGCGCTTTGATGGGGGAAGGGCGATGAACTGCAAAGTCGGCGACATGGCCGTAATCACGCGTGGCAAAGCCCGCGACCGCATCGTCGAGGTGAAGGCATGAGGGTCTTGGGAATGGATGTGATCGAGTCGCCGCTGTGCGCTGAAGTGCCGCGCATGACCGTTTCGCCGCGCTTCGCCGAGCTGATGCCCGCCGAGTTCGTGAGCGACCTGAACCGGTGGATGCGCGAGTTCTTCGGCACTTCCGACGTGTCGTACATCGTCGAAGGCCGCACGATCGTCATGAGCCCGCGTGCGGCCGCCGCTCTCCGCCGGCAGGCTTCTCAGGCCTCGGTTCGTCCCGGGCATTGGCAAGGTTGGCGGGCATGACGCAGCAATCGCTCATTACGGCGTCGCCGATCGCGCAGCGCGTCGAGTTCGTCGTTCCTGGTACGCCGGTCGCGAAGGGCCGCCCGAAGTTCGCGCGCCGCGGCGCGCACGTCACGACCTACACGCCGGAGAAGACCGAGCGGTACGAGAACCTCGTGAAGATGGCCGCGCGCGCGGCGATGCGCAGCACCGCGCCGTACGCCGGCCCGATTCGGCTGATCGTGCACATCGGCCTGCCGATTCCGGCGAGCTGGTCGATGAAGCGCCAGGGCGAGGCAGCAGCCGGCGCCATCGGCGCGACGAAGAAGCCGGACGCCGACAACGTTGTCAAGGCGTTGAAGGACGGCATGAACGGAGTGGTGTACGTCGACGACGGCCAGGTCGTCGACCTCTGGGTGTCGAAGCGCTACGCGCGCACGCCGGGTGTGCGCATCGAGGCGATCGAATTGAATTTGAAGTCAGCATAGGGAGCGGGGCCTTGAAAGCTAAAAGCAAACTCACCATCAACGAGATGATCGGGAAGATGAAGCCCGGCGTCCGGTACTCGGCGCACGACCTCGCCCGGCGCCTGAAGCATCCGGTTTCGTCGGTGCGCCAGCTGCTCGCGCTTGACGTCGCGCTCGCACGGCTCGACTGCCACTCGGAGAACCGCGGTCGGATGTACTCGCTCGCGGGCACCAGCCGCTCACCCGGGTCACACGTCGACACGCGCATCCGCCCCGACTTCACCAGCAACCTGACGGGATACATGCACGAGCTCAACACGCGCAAGGCGCTGGCGATGACGACGCGGGGTGCACGATGAGCGACGTCGTCGAGTTCAAATCGGCGTTCGACGCCGTGCGGTTCGCGCTCTGCTACTCGTCGCAGCAGTACGGCGAGACGATGCTGGCAAAGCGGCTCCGCGGCGAGTCGATCGGCACGGGCATGGGCCTAGTCGGACTGGACGGTGCCGGGCAGGCCGGGGAGATCCGCCGGCATCTCTGGGACCTGCCCGAGCTGCACCTGTCCGTGATCGTCGCGCGCGCGGCGCCGCGCGACCTGCCGTGCTCATGCGGCGCGGCGTGCTGCAGCGGCCGGACGCCGAATCTCGAGTGGAAGGCGGCGATCGGGTGGCTGACGCAGGCGTCTGCCGCCTACTGCTCCGGCTTCTCGCACTTCCGCGTGCGGCGGGCAATCATCGAGCGGCTGTTTGGAGTGAAGTGCGACCTGGTCGAAATCGCCCAGGACTGCGGCGCGCACGTGAACACGGTCAGCAAGCAGAATGCCGCGGTGCGGAAGTGGATCGAGGGGGACAAAAAGAGCGGTGAGACGGGCGTCGAGGGGCTAGCGTGGTCGGTGATCGAGCGACGGTTCAGCGAACTCGGACTGCTGCAGGAACGAACGACTGCTTGACAATGTGTGTTTCGCACACAATAATCCGCCATATTCGATACACGTCATACGTGCGTCCGAAGCAACGAAGCCCGCGAAAGCGGGCTTTTTCGTCATTGCGTCGCAACAATGAGTCTCCAGCGGATCGTGCCTTGCTGTGCCGTGTGCTGATGGTGATTCTGAGGCGGAAGGGGATGACTGTGTGTAGAAACTTCGTTCTGGCCACATCCTTCGCATCTGTATATTCCTGAGTGTGGAGTTAGCGATCCGGGCGTCAGGATTGCATCAAATGCCGCATGATTGCTCTGCTGCAAATAATTCCCATTCTTGTAGATGGCCATTTTGGTCTCCAATTCCCGTTGTGGGGACTACGATCCTCGCATATCCGTATGGCATCGAAATTCAGGTAAACCCGCGAGCAGGGATTGGTTAATTTTCTTCAGATCAAAAAAGTCCGCTGAGCGAACGTTCAGCGGGCTTTTCTAATGTTTACGTATTGCATTCAAAATTTATTGGTTTGCCGTAAACGGAAATTGATTCGAATATTGGATCAAATATGTATATAAAGTCGCTGCCACAGCTTTCACGCCGGTTCAGAGTCGATCTTGATGTTCACTGAGCCGCGGTTGTCAATGAGGCCACTTCCGGCTGCGTCAGTGATGTCGTCGTTTATCACGAAGTAAAGCCACGCTGGCTCGGTCGAGCTGAGCCGGCCTTCAAATGCGGATCCGACCGGGAAAACTGCCCCATACGCACCGACCTTCGCGACAAGTTCCCCTTCGCGTCCGTCGTTTCCATGATACGGATAGCTCGGCCTCCCAGCAGTCAAATATTGCGAAGTCCCGTCGGGGCCATAATCAGGTCCAGAAGCCGGGTTTGCATTCCAGAATCCTTCCGCCGAAATGCGGACGTACACCGTACCGATAATTTGCGTGCTGGATTGATGCCAATCAGATGTGGCTTGCAAGGTAAATGCATCCATAGCTACCCCCGATATGTGGTTTGTAAGATTAGCGGGGAGTCGTCAACGAAGACGCCGCCCCAGATTGACAATAGCTGGCAATTGGTGGCAGTCAAGGTGAACATATTAATGTAAGTGTGTTTATAAATAGATATTGGCTGACAGTTTTATTCAGCTCTGAATGGATTAGAAAATAAAAATCCGAAGGCAGCAGGCTGTGTCGATGAACGCCTTTTCCACCCCAGGCAATGAACTGCGCAACGAGGGAGGGAGTGATGGCGATTCGTAAGAGTTCGGATATTGCTGTGGCGGTTGAAAGCTGTCGGCCGACGCCGCCTGATTTTCTGTTCGACGATTCGAACTGGATTCGGCGCATCGTGCCTGCAGACGGTGTCACCGAGTGGGTGAACGAAACACTCCTGCGCGAGGGCGCGCCGCTGCACAACCCTGACCACGAGCACCTGATCGATGCCGATGTCGCCTACCTCTGGGCAGCCGTCGAGAACGTCCGCCAGATGCGCCGCGTCGTCGGCCAGTGCGAAGAGGTGATGATCCGCGCCGGCGGCTGGCAGCGCGTGCGGCAGGAGCAGCAGCTCTGCGAGTGGTTCGGCCGCGTGCCTGCCTTCCTGATCACGCTCGACGCGCACTACGCGCGCGAGTGCAACGACCTGCAGTGGTGCGCGCTCGTTGAGCACGAGCTGTATCACATCGGCCAGCGCGTCGACGAGTTCGGCGCGCCGGCGTTCACCAAGGATGGCATGCCGAAGCTCGGCATCCGCGGGCACGACGTCGAGGAGTTCGTCGGCATCGTCCGGCGGTACGGAGTCGGCGGCGGCGCCGGCGACACGGCGAAATTCGTCGCCGCGGCGCAGCGGTCCCCCGAAGTCGGACACGCCGACATCGCGCGCGCCTGCGGCACCTGCATCCTGCGGGCCGCATAACCTGAACGTTTTCCCGCTATGGCAGCACTTCCCGACGCGATCAAGGTGTTCATCGTGCAGTCGCTGGCGTGCTTCGACACGATCTCGCGCACAGCGAAGGCCGTGCGCGAGGAGTTCGGCGTCGAGGTGTCGCCGCAGCAGTGCGAGCGCTACGACCCGACGAAGCGGGCAGGCGAGACGCTCAGCAAGAAGTACCGCGAGATCTTCGAGCGCACGCGCGAGGAGTTCCTGAACGACACGTCGCGCATCGGCATCGCGCACCGTGCGGTCCGCCTGCGCAAGCTGGCGATGGCTGTCGATAAGGCCGAGGAGCGCGGCAACCTGGTGCTGATGGCGCAGTTGCTTGAGCAGGCGGCGAAGGAGGCCGGCGACGCGTTCACAAACCGTCATCGGCTCGAACACACCGGCAAGGGCGGCGGCCCGATCACGGCGATCTCGACGCAGACGAACGATCCGATGGAGGCGGCCAAGATCTACGCCGAGCTTATGAAGCCATAGCATGCCCATCCCGTTCCCGTTTGACTTCCGCGCACCGGACTATGTGCAGGTGTTCGAATGGCGAGCGGAGCGCCTGCAGCGCATCCGCGCGAACCCGGGCGTGCTGCCGGCGCTGCGGGCGTTCTATCGCGACAACCCGGCCCAGTTCATCATCGACTGGGGCATGACGTTCGATCCGCGGAACGTTGAGCGCGGGCTGCCGGCCACGATCCCGTTCCTACTGTTCCCTAAGCAGGAAGACTGGATCGCGTGGTTCATGGAGCGCTGGCGCGCGCGCGAGCCCGGCATCACCGAGAAGACGCGCGACATGGGGATGTCGTGGCTGACGGTCGGCCTCGCCGACACGGTGTGCCTGTTCCACGAGGGCGTCGCGGCCGGCTTTGGCTCGCGCAAGGAAGAGTACGTCGACAAGATCGGCTCGCCCAAGAGCCTGTTCTGGAAGGCGCGCGAGTTCCTGCGGCTGCTGCCGGCCGAGTTCCGTGGTTCGTGGGACATCGGCACGCACGCCCCGCACATGCGCATCATCTTCCCGGACACGGGGTCGGTGATCACCGGCGAGTCGGGCGACGGGATCGGGCGCGGCGACCGCGCCAGCTTCTATGTGGTCGACGAGTCGGCGTTCCTCGAGCGACCGCAGTTGGTCGACGCATCGCTGTCGGCCACGACGAACTGCCGGCAGGACATCTCGACGCCGAACGGCATGGGCAACTCGTTCGCGCAGCGCCGGCACAGCGGCAAGATCAAGGTGTTCACGTTCCACTGGCGCGACGACCCGCGCAAGGACGACGCCTGGTACGCGAAGCAGGTGGCCGAGCTGGACCCGGTCGTCGTTGCGCAGGAGATCGACATCAACTACGCGGCGTCTGTCGAGGGGGTCGTGATCCCGTCTGCCTGGGTGCAGGCAGCGCTCGGCGCGCACGTCAAGCTCGGCATCGAGCCGAGCGGCACGCGCCGCGGCGGCCTCGACGTCGCGGACGAGGGCAAGGACAAGAACGCATTCGCCGGCCGCTACGGCTTCCTGCTCGAGCATCTCGAATCGTGGTCCGGCGTGGGCGGTGACATTTTCGGCACGGTCGACCGCGCGCTCGGTATCTGCGATGTGCGCGACTACGAGGTGTTCGACTACGACGCTGACGGCCTTGGCGCCGGCGTGCGCGGTGACGCGCGCGTGCTGAATGAGCAGCGCGTGGCGGCCGGCAAGCGGTCGATCCGCAATGAGCCGTTCCGCGGCTCCGGGCCAGTGTACGACCCGGAGGGGGAGATGGTGAAGGAGCGGAAGAACAAGGACTACTTCGCGAACCTGAAGGCGCAGTCGTGGTGGGCGCTGCGCCTGCGCTTCCAGGCCACGTATCGCGCGGTAGTGGAAGGAAAGCCGTTCGATCCGGACGAGATCATCTCGATCGATCCGGATCTGCCCGAGCGCGCAGCGCTGAGCATGGAACTGTCGCAGCCGACCTTCACGGTCAACGGTGTCGGCAAGATCGTGATCGACAAGGCGCCCGACGGAACGAAGTCGCCGAACCTCGCGGACGCGGTGATGATTGCCTATCAGCCCGCTGTGCGCGGCATTGATATCTGGAAGAGGCTGGCAGGATGAGTCGAAAGAACCGAAGCGGCGTGCGCGGCGCGTCCGTGACCCGTCCGTCGTCGGCCGGCTCGTCGGCCAGCATCCGCACGGCCGACTCGTTCGCCAACTTCGAAGCGCGGCTCGGATGGGGAGCCGACAACCAGGCGTCGGCAGCGCAGTACACGCTGTCGTACCAGAGCCGCAACCGCGTTTGGCTGGAAGCGGCTTATCGCGGTTCGTGGATCGTGCGCGCCGCGGTGGACGCGATCCCGGAGGACATGACCCGCAAGGGCATCGAGATGTCCGGGCTCGATCCGACCGACGTGTCCAAGATGGAGACGGCGCTGACGTGCAAGGCGATCTGGGACCAGCTCTGCGACACCGGCAAGTGGGCGCAGTTGTACGGCGGCGCGATCGCGGTGATGCTGATCGACGGCCATGACATGTCGCAGCCGCTTCGGCGCGAAACCATCGGGAAAGGCCAGTTCAAGGGCCTGCTCGTGCTCGACCGCTGGATGGTTGCGCCGCCGGTCGGCGAGGTCGTGACCGAGTTCGGTCCGGATCTTGGCATGCCGAAGTACTACGACGTGCTGCCGACAGCAATCGGCTTGCCGCAGGGGCGTATTCACCACTCGCGCGTGCTGCGCATGGATGGCGAAGCGCTGCCGTTCTACCAACGCATCAGCGAGAACGGCTGGGGACTTTCGATCCTTGAGCCGATGTGGGACCGGCTGATCGCGTTCGACAGCGCGACGGTCGGCGCCGGGCAGCTCGTGTACAAGGCGCACCTGCGCACGCTGAGCGTCGAGAAGCTGCGCGAGATCATCGCGATGGGCGGCCCGGCGCTCAACGGGCTGCTGAAGCACGTCGAAATGATCCGGCTCGGGCAGTCGAACGAGGGCATCACCCTTATTGACTCGACCGACAAGTTCGAGACGCACCAGTACGCGTTCAGCGGGCTGTCCGACGTGTTGCTCCAGTTCGCGATGCAGCTCAGTGGCGCGACGGGCATTCCACTCGATCGCCTGTTCGGCCAGCAGCCGGCCGGCTTGAGCGATACCGGCGAAGGGTCACGCCTGCTGTATCACGAGAAGGTGCACACACGGCAGGAGCGCCGGCTGCGCAATCCGCTGCATGGGCTGCTCGACGTGATGTGTCGGTCGGAGATTGGCCAGCCGTTGCCCGAGGACTTCTCGTACGAGTTCAACCCGCTGCAGGAGATGTCGGCCGCCGAGAAGGCGGAGATCGGCAACAAGACGGTTGACTCGGTGACGAAGGCCGTCGACGCCGACCTGATTCCGCGCAGCCAGGGCATGCGCGAGCTGAAGGCGTCGTCGCCCGACACCGGCATGTTCGGCGACATCCCCGACGAGGCGATCGAGCAGGCCGAGCGCGACGAACAGGGCGAGGACCCGCCGGGAATTGATCCGGCGCTTCCGCTCGGCCCGGCGCCCGGCGCGGCCGCGCGCACGAACGATTCTCTGCTTCGCAGGCTTTTCCGACGTCGATGATCCTCACCCTCGATCGAAAGCGCGACCGGCGCAAGAACCCTATCCGGCTGAGCGGTGCCGAGCGGCAGTACGGCGGCCAGCTTCGAAAGATCGCCCACCAGGTGGGCGTGCTCGTGAACGGCTTCCCGGCCGATGACGCGTCGTATGCGCCGACGATCGAGGAACTGCTGCGGCGGTACGCCGAGGCGCTCGCGCCATGGGCCGAGGCGACGGCGGCGCGCATGATCGCCGACCTGAACCGGCGCGACGAGCAGATGTGGATGAAGCAGGTCGCCGACATGTCGCGCGCGCTGCGCGAAGAGATCCGCGGCGCCGCCACCGGCGAGACGATGCGTGCGCTCCTGTCCGAGCAGGTGCGCTTGATCAAGTCGATCCCACTCGACGCGGCCGAGCGCGTGCACCGGCTGACGCTGGAAGGAATCGTCGACAGCAGGCGCGCCGCGCAGATCTCGAAGGCGATTCAGGAGTCCGGGCAGGTCGCGAAAAGCCGGGCGGACACCATCGCGAGAACCGAGGTCAGCCGCACAGCCGCGACCCTTACCGAGGCGCGTGCGCTCGACGTCGGCAGCCCGGGATATTTCTGGCGGACGTCGGGAGACTCAGACGTGCGCGAGGACCACCGCGAACTCGAAGGAAAGTTCTTCACGTGGGACAAACCACCGATCGCAGACAAGCGGACCGGCGCGCGGGCGCATCCGGGCTGCATCTACAGCTGCCGATGCTGGGCGGAAGTGGTTTTGCCGTCGGCTTGATGTTGCGAGATGAGAGGGGCCGGTCGTTGGCCTTCGTTTTGAGTAGTTGCCGGGCCGAGCCCGCATGACCCGACAGGCCCATGGCAAAGCACCTGCATATCTACTTCCACACGTATGACACGTCGTGGGAGGAATCGAAGCACCCGCGCTCCGCGAACGGCCAGTTCGGATCGGGAGGTGCCGCAGGTGCAGTGGCGGCCGGCCCTACGACGCTGAAAGGCGACGAGCTCGGCGACTTCACCAGCATGAAGGAACTGCGCCAGAAGGCCATCGCCTACGGCAAGCAGTTCGCTGGGAAGAAGTTCAAGAATGCGGCGACAGGCAACCAGATCGAAGTGACGAACGGCGGGATCCGGCACACCGTCGCGACCGGCCACGATGAGGTGCTGCGCTCGATCCCGGCTCTGCCCGACCTGTTGACGAAGGCTCGACTCATTGATTCGCAGCCCGATAAGCGCGGCGATTCGAACGTCAAGGCGGTAGAAACGTACTCAGCCCCGCTCAAGCTTGACGGCAAGAGCTATCGGGCGGTGATTACGGTGAAGGTGTTCTATGACGGCCACCGGTATTACAACCAGGGCCTAGTGCGGGAAGGGGAATAGGGCCGGCCGTCGTTTAAATAAGGCACCCCCTGCCTTTCGGCAGTCGGCTCACCTCCGGCGACCGTCCCAGTACGCATTATAGCCAAGTCCTCACGACTTGAGAATTGCCTGTCGAATCAACGACGTACATCCAATTTCGACCCAGATGCGGACCATTCGAATTCCTACGGCAGACCACGCCTGCAGTTGCGGTGCCGGTGCCGCGCGCGCTCGCGCGCATACCCGCGATGGCATCACCGCGTCGGGCGTGTACGCGGCCGAGCAGCTCGGCGAGCGGCAGTCGATCACGCCGGAAGGTTTCCTGCTCTGCGAGGCCGTGCCGATCGCGCGCGTCGGCGCGCAGGACTATGCCTACTTCGAGTTGCCGGAGATCGAGGCGAAGGACGGCGTTATCGTCGCCGAGCGCACGGCCGACGTGCTGTTCAGCCCCGAGACGCTCGCCAGCTTTGAAGGCAAGCCGATCACGATCGACCATCCGCCGGACTTCGTGACGCCGGCGAACTTCAAATCGGTCGTCGTCGGTTTCGTGATGAACGTTCGACGCGGCGAAGGCGACCAGTCGGATTTGATGCTGGCCGATCTGCTGATATTCGATGCAGAAGCCATTCGCCTCGTGCAGCTCAAGGTTCTGGCACAGGTCAGCAACGGCTACGACGCCGACTACGAACAGATTGCGCCTGGGCGGGCGCGACAGGTGGTGATCGTGGGCAACCACGTCGCCCTCGTGAAAAGCGCCCGCTGTGGCCCCGTGTGTTCGATCGGGGATAGCAGTTCCAACCTACTCCCGACAGGAGATGCAAGCATGGCAACCAAGAAAGGCTCCAAGTTCGTCGACGCGTTGCGCAAGGCGTTCATGACGCGCGATTCCGAAGCGTTCGAGAAGGTCGCGAGCGAGATGACCGGCGACGAAGGCGGCGAGGGTGGCGAAGGCCAACCCCAGATCCACATCCACATGCCTGGCACCGGCGCCGACCCGAAGGCGGGTGTCTCCGCGACGGGCGACGAAGGCGCGGGCGGTGGCGAAGGCGATCCACTGAAGCAGGTGCTCGACGCGATCCAAGCCACCAACGGCAAGATCGATGCGCTCGCCGATCGCGTGACGAAGCTCGAAGGCGGTGGCACGCCGACCGGCGACGGTGACGGCGATGACGACGATCTGGACGGCACCAGCACGACGGACAACGACGGTGCCGGCGAAGGCGACGACAAGACCGGCGCGCGTACCGGCGACAGCACCGCGCTGCGCGACCAGTTTCAGGACGCGCTCTCGCGCGCCGAGATCCTCGCGCCGGGCGTGCGACTGCCGACGTTCGATGCGAAGGCGGTCCGCAAGAAGACGGTCGACGCCATCTGCGTGCTGCGCCGCCGCGCGCTGCGCGCCGCGCTGGACAACGAGAACGCCGAACTGGTCAAGTCGGTGGTCGGCGGCGCGAACGTCGCGAACATGACCTGCGATTCCGTGACGGCGTTCTTCAATGCCGCGTCGGAGATCGTGCGCAGCAAGAACTCCGGAGTCACACAGCGCCGGACGAACGATTCCGCTCAGGCCGAGCGGAAAGACATCAACGCAATCCACGCGGAATTCTGGAAGGTCCGCAAGTAAGGAGCCGACATGCCCTCGTTGCAAGCTTATCAATACCGCATGCCGGCAGGTTTTGCCGGCGATCTCCAGCGTGCCGAAGTCGCCACGATCGAAACGCAGCTGATCGACCCGGCAGCACCGCCGACGGCGTTCGGCGTTCCCGTGAAAATGGTGAACGGCAAGATTCAGCCGATCAACAACGCGGCTGACACGGCCGACACCGTGTATGGCGTGAATCTGCGTGCGTACCCGATCCAGGGCAACGGCACGGACCCGCTCGGCACGTCGACGCCGCCGACCAGCGGTCCGACCGACATCCTGAAGCGCGGCTACGTCGATGTCGTTCTGGGCGGCACCGCGCCGGCCACGAAGAACGGCACGGTGTACGTGCGCGTCGCGGCGGCTGCCGCCGGCAAGCCGCTGGGTGGCTTCGAAGCGGCGGCCGACGGCACGAATACCGTCGCGATGCCCTCGAACTGGTACTTCACCGGTCCGGCCGACGCATACGGCATCACCGAGATCGCGGTCAAGATCTAACCGGCGCTGAACAGCGCTTCACTCGAAGCCCCGCAATTGCGGGGCTTTTGCATTTCTGGAGCCATTACATGGACATGTCCGAACTGAAGCACCTGCGCCGGGCCGGGGCCTCGATCCCGATGTCGGCGGCCGTCGCGGATGCGACGCGCCGGCTGATCCGCGCACGTACGCAGGACGAGCAGTACACCTACGATCGCCAGACGATCGACTCGACGGGCGCGTTCCTCGTCGGCCAGCTCGAGCGCCTCGACCAGACGCTCAACGAGCCGCTCGTCGAGTACACCTGGTCGCGCGACATCTATATTCGCAGCGACGTGTCGGCGGCCGATGAAGTCGCGTCGTTCACGAACTCGGCGTTCGGCATGAGCGGCGGTATCAACCCGAACGGTCTGAACTGGATCTCGAACGAGGGCAACGCGCTCGCGGGCCCGTCGGTCGACATCGGCAAGACCGCGCAGCCGATGCTGCTCTGGGGCGCCGAAGTCAAGTACACGGTGCCCGAGCTGATCAAGTCGCAAGCGCTCGGCATGCCGATCGACTCGCAGAAGGTCGAGGCGATGAACATGAAGCGCAACATGGACCTCGACCAGATCGTCTACTACGGCGATCCGCAGATGAGCTTCACCGGCCTGGTGAATTCGATCGGTGCGGTCGGGAGCGTTTCGAACGTCGCGAACGGCGCGGCCGGCACGCCGCAGTGGGAAACGAAGACGCCGAAGGAGATCCTCAAAGACGTCAACGAGATCCTGACCTCGGCATGGCAAGCGTCCGGCTGGAAGGTGAAGCCGAACCGCCTCATGCTGCCGCCCGCGAAACTCGGCTGGGTTGCGTCGCAGATCGTGAGCGACGCCGGCAACAAGTCGATCCTGACGTACCTGCTCGAGAACAACATCTGCACGCAGCAAGGCACGCCGCTTGAAATCCTCGAGCTGAAGTGGCTGATCGGCGCGGGCGCCGGTGGCACGCAGGGCCAGCTTGGCACCGTGGATCGGATGGTCGCGTACAACAGCGACAAGAAGTACGTCCAGTTCCCGATGACGGACCTGCAGCGCACGCCGCTCGAGTACCGCTCGCTGTTCCAGATCACGACCTACTGGTCGCGTATCGGCCGCGTCGAATGGCGCTACGGCACGACGGCCGCTTACCGGGACGGGATCTGACATGGCGAAGATCAACGTTCTGACGGCGTTCACGATCCGGTTGCTCCACGAGGGCGAGGAGGTCGTCCGCCGCGTCGAAGCCGGTGTGCAGGAGGTGGAGGACTTCATCGCCGAGCACTGGTACGCGAAGGCGCACACGGGCCCGCTGTCGGAGAAGTCCGGCGATGTGGGTGACTCGCAAGGCGGCGCGACCGATCAGGCTGCGGCGCTCGCCACGGCGAAGTCCGATCTCCAGGCCGAGTCGGACCGGCTTGAAAGGCTGCGCACCGAGCTCGATACGTTCGGCAAGGGGCTGGACGACCGCGCGGCCGCGCTCGACACGCGCGAAGCTGCGGTCGCGGCGAGCGAGCAGGATCTCGCCGCGCGGGTCGCGGCCTTCGAGGCAGCCCAGAAGGACGCCGCGGCCGCTGCGAAGAATGGCGCAGCCGACGGCGCCAACCAGAAGTCCAGCAGCGGGAAGAAGGCATAATGGCCTCCCGGCGCCGCGCCATGCAGGCGCGCGCCGGGCATCCGCATTTTGGCAAGGTGACACGTGGATATCGCCCAGTTCCGACAATCGTTTCCCGAGTTCAACGACACGACGACGTACCCCGACTCCCTCGTCCAGTTTTGGATGACGGTCGCGGTCTCGCTAGTCAATGCTGATCGGTGGCGCGAGCTGACGGATCTGGGTGTCGCGCTGGTCACCGCGCACCACCTCGCGCTCGCGCTTAAGGACCAGAAGACGGCCGCAGTCGGCGGCGTGCCCGGGCAGGTGACCGGGCCGCAGTCGTCGAAGGCCGTCGACAAGGTGAGCGCGAGCTACGACACCGCGGCTGTCGCCATCAAGGACGGCGGTTTCTGGAACGCCACGATGTACGGCGTTCGCTATCTCAGCCTCGCGCAGATGATGGGCTCGGGCGGCATTCAGCTGTAACGCTGCCGCGGCCCATCGGGAGAATCCCATGGACGGCATGAAAATCGACCGCCTCGACGAGGTGCTGAAGTCGATCAGCAGGCTCGTGCAGAAGGAGGTGCTCGTCGGCGTGCCCGACAGCACCGCCGGCCGGAAGGACGACGGCGAGCCGCTCAGCAACGCCGAGATCGGCTACATCATGGAAAACGGCTCGCCGGCGAACAACATCCCGGCGCGCCCGCATTTGGTGCCAGGCGTGCAGGACGCGCGGCCGAAGTTCGAGCCACAGCTGCAGAAGGGCGTCGAAGCGGCGCTCGACGGCGATCTCGAGAAGGTCGACCGAAGCCTCAACCGCGCCGGCCTCGTCGCGCAGAACTCGGTGCGCGCGAAGATCAACAGCAACATCCCGCCCAAACTCGCCGACTCGACGCTGGCCGCGCGCCGGCGCCGCGGCGTCACGCGGGAGAACACGCTGGTCGACACCGGCCAGTATCGGAACGCGATCACGTACGTGGTCCGCAAGAAGTAGTACGATCACTGCGTCGATAGAGGAGTCGGTAATGACGATAGGCGAAGGAAACGCGAGCCCTGAGAGACAGTTCGAGCGCATGCGCGCGCGCGTGTCCGAGATCCATCCTGCGCTGTCCGATGGGCAAATCCGTCACGCCTGCAACGCGATCAGCAACGGCCTCCGTGCATGGGAGGGTGACATTTATGAGGTGCGCCTGAGCGGTTCGCCTTTTGCCGACGAGCAAGGATATTTCCATGACTTTGATGTCACCTCCGGTGGCAAACGCATATTCGTGCGCGTAACGGTCGATTGAGACCAACGAGACACGAAACGTAGTCCGATCATTTCCCAACCCTGAAGGGCCGCCACGTGCGGCCCTTTTTCATTGGAGCTCCGCATGGCGTTCCTCGACGTCACCGACGTCCTGCTCGATCCCGACTTCATGGACACCGGCCTGCTCTGCAACCGCATGACGCAGACGGTGGACGACCACGGCCGCGCGCAGAACGCCGTCGCATCCATGCCGTTCTCGGCCGTCGTGACGAGCGACAAGGGCGACATCCTGCACCGCAACGCGGACGGCAGCCGAATCATCGGTTCGATCACGCTGCACACGATGTTCCGGCTGATGGACGGCAGCGCCGGCCACGACGCCGACGAAGTCGTGTGGGCGGGCCGCACCTACACGGTGGTGAACGTGAACGACTACTCGCACTTCGGCCGCGGCTTCGTCTGCGCGACGTGCGACCTGAAGCCTCTTTCGGGGTGACCCCATGAACGACAGCTCGACCGGCGGATACCTGGCGCCAGCCGTCGATGCGCCGCCGGCCGAGGACGATGAACTCGACGATCTGGTCCATGACCTCATCGCGGGCATCACGGCATTGCCGCCGGCACTCGTGCGGCCGCGCTGGCAGGTGACCGTCCCGAAGCAACCCGAGCCGTCCGTCGACTGGTGCGCATTCGGCGTGCAGGAGCAGGAGCCGGACGCCGGGCCGGCGATCCAGCACGACGGCACCGGAGACGGCCACGACACGTACATCCGACACCAGGACATCGACGTGATGTGCGCGTTCTATGGGCCGCGCGCGAAGGGCTACGCCCAGCGGCTCGCCGACGGCCTCGCGATCCCGCAGAACCGTGAGCAACTCCAGCTGCAGGACATGGCGTTCGTCGGCGTCGGCGCGATCCGCGCGGCGCCGGACTTGGTCAACCAGCAGTGGGTGCGCCGGTACGACATGACGGTAACGCTGCGCCGCAAGATCACCCGGACCTACGCGGTCCTCAACCTCCAATCGGCCACCGTGGCGACGACGACTGACGCGTCGACGCCGGTGGCCGGTGTTTCGAATATCCACTCGTAGGGGACCAGCATGTCCAACGGATTGCCGGTATCGCGTCTGATCAACGCGACGATCAACCTTGCTGCTCTTGCGGCGCAGGGCGCGAACATGAACACCGGGCTGATTCTCGGCCCGTCGGCCGTAATCGACACCAACGAGCGCGCGCGCTCGTACGGCGGTATCAACGATGTGACGGCCGATTTCGGCACGAACACGCCCGAGTACTTCGCAGCCGCGTTGCACTTCAACCAGGTGCCGCAACCGCAGCAACTGATGATCGGTCGCTGGGCGAAGACCGCGACGTCCGGTTCGTTGCGCGGCGGCGTGTTGTCGACCGCGCAGCAGGACATGACGGTCTGGAGAGCCGTGACGGCGGGCGCGTTCAACATCACCATCGACGGTACCGCGAAGACGGTCACGGCACTCGATTTTTCCGCGCAGACGAACCTGAACGGCGTCGCGACGGTGATCAACGCGAAGTTGACCGGTGCGACGATCGCGTGGAACGGATCGCAGTTCGTGGTTACGTCGGGCACGTCCGGTACCAGCTCGACCGTCGGGTATGCGACTGCGCCTGGCAGTGGCACGGACGTCTCGTCCATGCTCGGCCTGACCAGCAGTCTCGCCGGCACGCCGGCAACTGGCATCGCGCCCGAGCAACCGGTCGATGCAGCCGCGGTATTTCTCGACCGATTCGCCAATCAGTTCCTCGGCCTCGACTTCGCCGATGCATCGATCACGGATGCGCAGCACATCGCGGTCGCGAACCTCATCGAGGCGGACCAGCGTCACCTCTACGGCATCACGACGCAGAACCCGCAGGTTCTCGACTCGACCGTGTCGACCGACATCGCGAGCAAGCTGAAAGCGCTGAACCTGAAGTACACCATCCTGCAGTACTCCAGCTCATCGCCGTACGCGGTGTCGTCGCTGCTCGGCCGGCTGCTGACGGTGAACTTCAACGGCAACAACACGACGATCACGCTCATGTTCAAGCAGGAGCCGAGCGTGGCGGCCGAGCAGCTGACCAGCACGCAGGCGAACGCGCTTCAGGCGAAGAACTGCAACGTGTTCGTGAACTACAGCAACGACACGTCGATCATCCAGTACGGCGTGACGCCCAGCGGCCTGTTCGCCGACTCCGTCTACAACGCGATCTGGTTCCGCAACCGCATCGAGACGGACGTCTACAACCTGCTGTACCAGAGCCCGACGAAGATCCCGCAGACCGACGGCGGCAACGCCACGATCGCAGCGACGATCTCGGCGGCTTGCGAGGCCGCGGTGAACAACGGCTATCTCGCTCCGGGCGTGTGGAACTCGGCGGGCTTCGGCGCGCTGAATCAGGGCGACACGTTGGCAAAGGGCTACTACGTCTACGCACCGCCGATCGCGACGCAGTCTCAGGCCGACCGCGAGGCGCGCAAGTCCGTCACGTTCCAGGTCGCGGCGAAGGAAGCCGGGGCGATCCACAGCGTCGACATCCTCGTCAACGTCAACCGCTAACAGGGGCATCTCAACATGACGACTTACAGCTTTCAGGACGTCGCGGCGACGCTCGTGGGCCCGGGCGGCGCGTTCTCGCTCGGCTACGGTGAAGCGACAGCGGAAGAAGGCATCACGATCGTACGCGCCGGCGACAAGAACACGATGACGATCGGCTCGGACGGCGAAGGCATGCACAGCCTGCATGCCGACAAGTCCGGCCAGGTCACGCTGCGCTACCTCAAGACGGCGCCGATCAACGCGAAGTTGATGGCGCTGTACGACGCACAGTCGCTCGACAGTCGGCTGTGGGGCAAGAACCTGATCGAGGTTCGGCAGACGGCCGCCGGCGACGTGACGACCGCGCGGAGCTGCGCGTTCAAAAAGGCGCCGGACCTGAAGTATGCGAAGGACGGCGACATCGTCGAATGGGTCTTCGACGCGATCAAGATCGACGGCATCCTCGGGACGTACTGAACATGGTGACTGAAATTCAACTCAACGGTGGCCGGTACGTGATCGGCAAGCTGAACGCCATGCAGCAGTTCCACGTGTCGCGTCGCATCGCGCCGATCATCCCTCCGATGGTCCCGGTGCTGATGAAGTTCTACGCCGAGCTCGAGCAGGCCGACGTCGCGCGCGAGCAGGAGCGCGCGAACGCCGCGCTCGCGGCGCTGGCCGAACGGGCGGAAGGTGCGGAAGCGGCGGCCGGCGCCGCGCCGGCACCCGCGGCCGACCGCTCGCGCGAGCTGCTGTCGATGGTCGACGCGATCGCCCCGGTGTTGCAACCGTTCGCCGATGCGCTGGCCGGTCTGAAGGACGAGGACGCCGAGTACGTCTTCGGCACGTGCCTGTCCGTTGTCGAGCGCTGGCAGGGCGCCAGCTGGGCGAAGGTCTGGAACATCGCGCACAAGACGTCGATGTTCGACGACATCGGTATCGACGTGATGCTGCCGCTGGTCGTGCGCGTCGTGGTGGCGAATCTCGGCCCTTTTATCAGCGGGCTGCTTACCAGCCAAGCGAGCAGCCCGGCGGCGACGTAGGCTGGATCCGCACGCTGCCCGGCGGTGAGGATTGGCTGCTCGCGCCCGTACATGCGCAGATGTGTCGGTACGAGTCGCTGCTCGACGGAACGCTCGGCCTGGCCGACGTCGCGCTCATGAACGATTCCCTCGCCGTCCGGGCAGACAACGAGGCGGCGTACCGCCGCAAGATGGAAAGAGAAAATGGCTGATTCGGTCGTCATCCGCGAGTTCCTGGTCGCGCTCGGCTTCAAGGTCGACGAAAAGGGCCTGAAGAACTTCAAGGAAGGCGTCGAAGGCACGACGAAGGGCGTCAAGCAGCTGATAGCCACGGTGTCCGGTGCAGCGCTGACGGTGAGCGCGGGCGTCGCGGCATTTGCATCGAAGCTCGAGCGCCTGTACTTCGTGTCGCAGCGCACCGGTGCGTCGGCGACCAACCTCCGCGGCTTCGAGTTCGCTGCGCGCAACATGGGCGTCTCGGCCGAGGCGGCAACCGGCACGATTGAGAACCTCGCGCGCTTCCTGCGCAACAACCCGGCCGGCGAGGGCTACCTCGCGACGCTCGGCGTGCAGACGCGCAACGCGAACGGCGAGCTGCGCGACACGGTCGACACTATGTCCGACCTCGGGAAATCGCTGGCGAACAAGCCGACGTGGCTCGCGAGCCAGTACGGCAACATCCTCGGAATCGACGAGAACCTGATGCTCGCGATGCGTAACGGGGATTTCGAAAAGCTCCTCGCGCAGTACCGCGAAATGTCGAAGACGACCGGCCTGGACAAGGCGGCCGACGATTCGCACCGCTTCATGACGCAGCTGCGCGGGCTCGGCACATCGTTCGAGAACCTTGGCATCCGCGTCGAGGGCGCGATGCTGCAGAAGGTCGGGCCCAGTCTCGATCGGTTTCAACGGTGGATGGACGACCACGGTGACGAGATCGCGAACAGGATCGCCGACATCGCGAGCGCGATCCTGAAAGTGGCCGAGGCCGCGGGGCCGCCGCTTGCGAAGCTGGTAGACCGGTTTATCGAGCTCGACCGGGCGACGGATGGTTGGTCGACGAAGATCCTGCTGCTCGGGGTGGCGCTGAAGGCGCTGGGCGTGTTCAAGATCGCCGGCGGTCTCTGGAAGATCGTGGCGGCGCTGCGCGCCGGTGGCGCGGCGGCCAGTGGCGCAACTGGTCTGCTCTCCGCGATGGGTGTTGAGCTTGCCGCGCTGGCCTCAAGTGCGGCCGCCGTCGGCGCCGCCTTTCTCGGTTGGAAGATCGGCGACGGCGTGCGCGACCAGATCGACGGCTTGATCACGAAGCTGTCGGGCGGCCGGTTCCGTTCGTTGTGGGACATCCTCACGCTGCAGGATCGGCGCGGCCTCGACTCGACCGGCGGCTACACGCAGGCCGAAATCGACAGCGTGAAGGACGGTGGCGGCGCGAAGCTGACGTCGCCGCGCGGCGCTGCTCCTGCGCCGACTCCGAGGCGTGTGTCTGCATCTGGGGCGGCACCGGGACCTGCCCCTGTCGCGCCGGTCGACCTTGCCGGCGCGATGTCGCGCCTCGCTGATACGGCGTTCGGCCGACTGATCGCGCGCGGCGAGGGAGACTACAACAGCGTCAACCGCGGCGCGCGCGGCGGATACCGCGCCGGCACCGAGAACCTCGAGGGCATGACGCTCGCGCAGGTCATGGCCGCGCAGCGCGCAGGGCAGTTCAATGCTGCCGGCCGGTACCAGATTATCGGCAGCACGCTCGCCGAAGCGGCACGATCGCTGAAGCTGAACGGGTCCGAGATGTTCGACCGGAAGCTGCAGGACCGGATCTTTGAGCAGTACCTCGTGCGCAACAAGCGCCGTGCGATCGCCGACTACGTCGAAGGGCGTAGCGACGATCTGCGCGGCGCGCTGCGCGCGGCGTCGCGCGAGTGGGCGAGCGTCGCGGACCCGGACACCGGCCGCAGCTACTACGCCGGCAAGGGCAACAACCGCGCGAGCATCACGGCCGCCGAGATGGAATCCGCGCTGCGCAACACGCGTGCGACGTACCAGCCGGCCGGCGCGCTGGCTGCGCAGTCGGCGGCGCGCGGCGGCCCGGCGAAGGTCGAGCTGCACCAGTCCACGCAGATCCACGTGACCGGCGCAGGCGATCCTTCGGCGGCCGGACGCGCCGTCGAGCGCGAGCAGCGCGCGGTGAACGGCGACATGGTGCGCAATCTACAGGGGGTGATCTCGTGATCCTCGACATGATCATGATCTCGCCGAAGAAGATCGGCAGCATCACGGTGCAGGTCGCGATCGAGGAGGTCTACAACGACGAGCTAGCAATCACCGAGCATCCGGTCGAGCAAGGAGCGCAGATCGCCGATCACGCGTTCAAGCGACAGCCGGATCTCTCGATGCGGTGCGGCTGGAGCAATGCCGACTACGAAGCGCTGCTCGGCGCGGCGGAGGCGACGTTCGATGGTGGCGGCCTGCCGTCGGCGCAGTACGTCAACGCGATCTACTCGCAGCTGCTGGCGCTGCAGCAGGCACGCACGCCGTTCGACGTCACGACCAGCCGCCGCATCTACCAGAACATGCTTCTGCAGGGGCTGCGGCTTACGGTTGACGCGAAGACGTCGAGCGCGCTGATCTTGACGGCGACGCTCAAGCAGATCCGCATCGTGTCGACGCAGGTAACGAAGTTGCCGCCGCGCGAGAACCAAGCCGACCCGGCATCGACGGCCGAGACCGGCAACGGCGGTACGAAGGCCGCCGTGCCGGCGACGCCGGCGCCGGGCGGCGCAGTACCGCCGGGGAGTATGTGATGCCGAGCTACTTCGAGATTCCGTTTTCCCCGCGCCCGGAGCGATTCACCGTGACGCTGAGCGGGACCGACTATCGACTGACGGTCCAGTACCGCAAGGCCGGTGGCGCGGGATGGGTGCTCGACATCGCAGACGCCTCGGATAATCCGCTGGTGTCAGGCATCCCGCTGGTGACCGGCATCGACCTGCTCGGCCAGTACAAGCACCTGGGTTTTCATGGGCGGCTGTGGGTGCAGGGCGCGGCTGATCCTGACGACGTTCCGACGTACGAGGATCTGGGCATCGGATCGCATGTTTTCTGGGTGACGGACCAATGAGCGTTGAGCAGTTCGGCCGGAAGGTATCGCTGATCATCGGCTTCGACAGTGGCGAGTCACTCAACCTGTCCGAGCTGCGGATCGTGTTCCGCGTGCAGCGCGGCGATCTGCAGACGCCGAACCAGGCACGGATTCGCGTCTACAACGTGTCCGCGACTACGGCGCGGCGCGCGCGGAAAGAGTTCACGCGCGTCGTGCTGCAGGCTGGCTACGAGGGCAATTACGGGATCATCTTTGACGGCCAGATCAAGCAGGTGCGGCGCGGGCGCGAGAGCCAGACCGACACGTTCCTCGACATCACCGCGGCGGACGGCGACTCCGCGTACAACTTCGCCGTGGTCAATACGACGCTCGCGGCCGGGTCGGTCGCTACTGATCACGTGTCCGTGGCTACGGCGGCGATGAACCCGTACGGCGTGTCGCTCGGCTACATGCCGCAGGTGACATCGAATCCGCTGCCCCGAGGGAAGGTGATGTTCGGGATGGCGCGCGATTTCCTGCGCGGCATCGCGAAGACGACGCAGACGGTCTGGAGCATCCAGGACGGCAAGGTGGTGATGGTGCCGGAGACGGCGTACATGCCTGGCGACATTCCGAAGATCACGTCGGCGACAGGCATGGTCGGACTGCCGCAGCAGACCGCCAACGGTATCGAAGTCAAGATGCTGCTGAACCCGAGCGTGAAGATCGGCCGGCTGATCTGGCTCGACAACGCCAGCATCCAGCAGTACGAGTACAGCCTGAACGTCGGCCAGCAGGCCGAGAACGAGCGGATCGAGATGCAGGCGAAGCTGCAGGACGACGGCTTCTACTACGTGATGCTCGCGGAGGTGAGCGGCGATACGCGCGGCGAAGAGTGGTACACGAGCGTGACCTGCTTGGCGGCCGACGTGACGGTGCTGCCAGATTCGTTCAGGGACAAGGCGGCGGTGCCGTCTGCCGACGTTATCAAGCGGTTCGGTTAGCGGCCGTACGTCGGAAGCGCCTTGATGGTCATCGTCGTGTTGTCGCCGTTGCGCTTCACGTCGGCGCGCGCGAGTACGTTGAGCGGCATCGACTTCGTCGGCATCTGCGGCACGACGATCACGGCGTCGCCGTCGATTGTCTCGCCCCAGCAGCCGATATCCCAAACGCCGCGGTAGGACTCGTAGCGCCGCATGTTCTTCGCATTGGCGAGCGGCAGGTCGCACTTTTTCCCCGTGTACAGGATGGTCGGGAATTCGTTCTCGACGGTCACGCCGACCTGCATGCCGGCGAACGGGTAGACGTAGGCGTCGTCAGCGACGGCGGCGAGCGGCGCGAGCAGCGCCGCGGTCAACAGCAGTTTTTTCATTTTCATCCCATGGATCGACGTGAAAGGGTAGGCGACCCGGAGGTCGCCCTGCGCGAAGCGTTCGACGGCTTGCGTGCGGGCGTCTGGACGGCATTGCCCGGCATTATCCAGTCGTTCGAAAGCGCAGCCGACCGACCGCCGACGTGCAGCGTACAGCCGGCCATCAAGGCGCTGGTGCGCGATATCGACGGCACGATCCAGAGCGTCGCGCTGCCGCTGCTGGTCGACTGCCCGGTCCAGTTTCCTGCTGGCGGAAATTGTACGTTGACGTTCCCGGTGGTGCCCGGCGACGAGTGCCTCGTCGTGTTCGCGTCGCGCTGCATCGACGCCTGGTGGCAGTCGGGCGGCGTGCAGGAGCAGGCCGAGCTGCGCATGCACGACCTGTCGGACGGGTTCGCGCTGCTCGGCTTTCGATCTCGGCCGCGCGCGCTCGCCGGCGTCAGCGGCAGCTCGACGCAACTGCGCAGCGACGACGGCGCAACGTACATCGACCTGAACCCGGCACTGCAGAAGGTGAAGATCGTGGCGCCGGGCGGTTTCGACGTGGTCGCGCCGCTGTCGACGTTCTCGGCCGCGGTGACGATCACTGGGCTGCTGACGTTCGTTGGCGGCATGGTTGGCAGCGCGGCGAGCGGCGCGGCCGCCGTATTCAACGGCATCCTGAACGTGATCGGCCAGATCACGGCGAACAGCAAGCGGGTCGACGACACGCACACGCACCCGGATGCGCAGGGCGGCAACACGGGGCCGGTCAACTGATTGTCAGATCGCGAATAAAAAACCCCGCTCGAAGCGGGGTTTGTCGTTTCTGGAACGGGAGATCAAGCGTGCGCGTGCTCGCGGATTTCGCGTAGCACATCGTCGCCGATCTTTTCCTTGGCGAGTTCGGTTTCGTAATGCGTCTGGAGGTTCATCCAGCTTTGCGGATCGACGCCGAAGAACGCACCAAGGCGCACTGCAGTGTCGGCCGTGATGGCACGGCCGCCCTTCACGATCTCGTTAATGCGGCGAGCCGGGACGCTGATCGCCTTCGCCAGTGCGTATTGGCTGATGCCCATCGGCTCCAGCCAGTCTTCCGCCAGGATTTCACCGGGCGTCGCCAGGGGTACTTCGCGGGTCATGACTTTCTCCGGGTTGGTTAGTGGTAGTCGACGATTTCCACATCCGAGGCGCGTCCATTGGCGAACTTGAAGCAGATACGCCACTGGTCGTTAATGCGGATGCTGAATTGGCCTTGTCGGTCGCCCTTCAGCGCTTCGAGCCGGTTGTTCGGCGGGATGCGAAGGAAGTCCAGATCGGCCGCAGCGTGCAACTGCTGGAGCTTGCGAATCGCGACGCGTTCGAAATTGACGAAGCGGGCGACTCGCGTGCCATTGAACAGCGCCTCAGTATCTCGGCAGTTGAACGATGTAATCATGGGTTGATGATAACGCAATGCGTTAATAACGTCAAACGTTACTAACGTTTTTGGGGTACGAATGCGATACCGAAAACTCGACGCTGACGGCGACTACGTCTTCGGCGGGGGCGCGGCCGACTTCCTCGTGAACACGCCAGAGACGGTCGCGCAGGCCGTGCTGACGCGGCTGCGCCTGTTGCGCGGCGAATGGTTCCTCGACACGACGGCCGGCATGCCGTGGGCGACGGACGTGCTCGAGAAGTACACGAGCGGAAAGTACGACGCAGCTATCCGCACGTGCATTCTCGGCACGCAGGGCGTGGCCGAGCTGACGAGCTACTCGAGCACGGCCGATCCCGAGACGCGCGTGCTGACGGTCACCGCGACGATCAATACCATCTACGGCACCACCACGGTACAGGCGACATTGTGACGATCACGACCCTCGCACCCACTATCGACGCGAACGGCATCACCGCGCCGACGTACGCCGATGTGCTCGCGTTTCTGCAGGACCAGTACCGGTCGATCTACGGCGCCGACACGTACCTTGAGCCCGACAGTCAGGACGGGCAGCTGCTCGGCGTACTCGCGAAGGCGATCAGCGATGTGAATTCGATCGCGATCGCGATCTATCGCTCATTCAGCCCAGCTACCGCACAACGAGATGCTCTGTCGAGCAACGTGAAGATCAACGGCATCGCGCGGAAGATCGCATCGTATTCGAGCGCCGATCTGGTGCTGGTCGGTCAGGCTGGCAAGACGATTACGAACGGCGCAGCGAGGGATGCCAACGGCGTGCTGTGGATGCTGCCGGCTACGGTGACAATCCCGCCTAGCGGCATGATCACAGTCACGGCGACGTGCGCGACCATCGGCGACGTGACCGCGCGCGCGGGCACGATCAACCAGATCGCGACGCCGGCGCTCGGCTGGCAGTCGGTGACGAATCCGGCGGATGCGGCCGAGGGGGCGCCAGTCGAATCCGACGCAGTGCTGCGTCAGCGGCAAACGGTGTCGACGGCGCTGCCGTCGCTCACCGTGCTCGACGGCATCATCGGCGCGGTGGCGAACGTGCCCGGCGTCACACGGTACGTCGCCTACGAAAATGACACGAGCTCGACCGACGCCAACGGCATTCCGTCGCACTCGCTTTCGCTCGTCGTCGAGGGTGGCGACGCGACGGCGATCGCGAATGCGATCGCAGCGAAGAAGACTCCAGGCGCTGGAACGTTCGGCACGACGTCGATCGTCGTCACGGACATCTACGGCCGACCGATCACGATCAACTTCTTCCGGCCGGTTGGTGCGCCGACTGGCGCCACCGTCACGATCAAAGCGCTCGCCGGCTACACCAGCCAGGCGGGCCAGCAGATTCAGCAGGCTGTGTCGGACTACATCAACGGCGTGCAGATCGGCGGCGGCCTATCTGGCAGCGTCGAATGGGGTGACGCCCTGACCGCGGCGAACAGCGTCGGTGGTGGGGTGACGTTCAAGCTGTCGGGCCTGACGCTGACCGGGCCGCGCGGCGCCGGCGCGCCGGACGTCGCGCTGTTGTTCAACGAGGCGGCGTCTTGCACGCCAGCGAACGTGACACTGGTGGTGACCTGATGGCGGATCTGACCGATTACACCGTGTTGATCACATCGGAGCACAGCGACAAACCGCGCTTCATGGCAAGCGTCAGCGCGCTTGTGCAGCCGCTCGTCGAACAGATGAATGTGCTGGAGAGCATGCCGGGTAAGTTCGACCTCGACAACGCGGTCGGCGTGCAACTGGACGATGTCGGCCTCTGGGTTGGCGTGTCTCGGAAAATTCGCACACCGTTGACCGGCGTCTACTTCTCGTTCGACATCGCGGGCCTCGGCTTCGATCAAGGCACGTGGAAAGGACCGTTCGATCCCGATACGGGGCTCACGATCCTCGACGATGACACGTATCGATTGGTCATCCGCGCGAAGATCGGCGCGAACCACTGGGACGGGACGCTGCAGCAAAGCGCCGCGATCCTGAACAGCATCTTCGACGCGGATACGCACGTCTTCATCGAAGACCACCAGGACATGTCGATGACGATCGGCATTGCCGGGAAGGTCCCGCCGGCGACGTTCCTTGCGCTTTTGTCAGGGGGCTACATCCCCCTCAAGCCTGAAGGCGTCCGCGTCAACTACACGATCGTGACGACCGTCGACGGATCACCCCTGTTCGGATTCGACATGAGCAATCAACTCGTGGCCGGATTCGACGTTGGGGCCTGGAGCCACCCCGTTTAACCGCCAATTGCATTGTCTGCAAGCCACCTTCGGGTGGCTTTTTTTATGCTCGGAGCATTGATGGCAACGAACGACTTTCTCGTGTTCGGCGGAGGCAGCTCCCCGAACGTTATCGACCAGGCGACCTACGCGGCTCTCACGGCCCGTCTGTCGGGATTTCAATCTGGCACCGCGCTGTCGGCGCAGCTCAACAAGGTATGGCGCCAGAGCTCGATCATGGCGGCGGTACTCGCGCAGTTCACGGCGAACTTCTCGGGCCAGAACTCCGTCGACGACGGCACGATCGCGACGCTGTTGGCGAACCTACAGGCAGCGATCAACGCAGCAGGGATCACGGCTCCGCAGTTCGACAACAGCACGAAGCTCGCGACGACGGCATTCGCGCAGCGGTCGCTTGGCAATTTCCAAGCATTCTATGCATACACGTCGAGTCAGACTCTCACGGCTTCGCAATCTGGCTCAGTCATCAATTTTTGGGGAAGTTCCGCGTCGACTTTCACGCTTCCATCGTGCTCTGCAATGCCTGCTGGCGGATCGTTCTTGTTCAACAATTCCAATGCCGGCAACACTTCGGTCACGGTGACTCGGGCAGGCTCAGATTCAATTCTTTGCGGAGGCAATGCCACTAGTGTCGTTGTCGGGCCGGGCGATAACCTTCTCTTGGTCGCGATTCCGCCGAGCCAATGGGTTGCGACTGGCGGAAGCGCTCAATTGCCATTTGCGAGTACCGCGCAGCGGACATCCGGCGGCGTCGTCGGAGCCATGCGCAACGCCAGCATGAACGTAGGCGCAGCGAGCGCATCAGCGACCTTCACTGCTGATGAGATCGTCGTCGAAACCGCGCTCGGTGGCGGCTTCTACCGGCTCGCCAGTTTCAGCAAGACGATCAACCTCGCGACGACCGGCGCGGGCGGCATGGACACGGGCAGCGCGCCGGTGAGCGGCTACGTTGCGTTGTACGCGATCTACAACCCTACGACCGGAGCAAGCGCACTGCTCGCGAGGAACGCAACGAGCGCGGTGCAGGGGAGCGTGTACGGCGGCGCGAACATGCCGACCGGCTATACCGCGTCGGCGCTGGTGAGTGTGTGGCCGACGAATGGGAGCGGGCAGTTCATCACGGGCGTGCAGGTCGATCGAGTGATCTCGATCCCGTTCGTTACTGTGCTGACGTCGAGCACCACGCAAGCATCGCCGACGGCACTGTCGATTTCCTCCGCAGTGCCGCCGAATGCGCGAAGGGTGTCCGGTACGATATCAGTATCGTCGACGTCCTCGACGCCGAACTCGTCGCTCAGTGTCTATGCGGCATCGACGAGTGTCGGCATTCAGGGGTTGAACAATAGCGTGAGCGCTTCAGGCGGCATCTCGACGAACTACAAGGACCTGCCGATCACTGTTTCGCAGACGCTCTATTACACAGCGACATCATCGGCCGGTACGCCGACGTTCACGATAAGCGTTGCCAGTTATGATTTTTGAGGGGCTGACATGTTCGTACAGTTTTCTGACGCAGACGAGAAAGTCATCACCGCCGTATTTGCCAACGAGCAAGACCGTGAGGTCTTCCCCAATCAAGGGAAGATCGATCTGACCGATCCTCGTTATGCTGCATTCTTCAACGCACTGCCTCGGTTGGCTCAACAGGCGATTCCCTCGCCGGTTGCCGACTAAACTCCGCTCCCTTCACCTTCAGGGCTCGTTTCTCGACGAGATGCCAGGAGGCAAAGGCGAGCGGAATAATGATTGCCAGAGACAGAACGATCGAAAGACCTACCGGGATCTCCCCTGCGAGGCGCCGCGCGATGATTTGTTGGACTGGGAAGGCATAGAGATAGATGCCATACGATAAGTCACCGAATCGGCCAGCATGCCGAATTATCGGCCATGATCGCATTCCGATGGTCATCACAATGTAAGGTATTGCGAATGCGACAAGCATCGCGACAGGGAATCGCAAAATGCCTTCGAAGTATCGAGGTTCAAAGATCCAGGCCGCGAATAGAAGGCACCCAATCGGCAGATAGAATTTGCTCCGTGATGCCGCGAAAAATGCACCCGAGGTGAAGAAGAAGACCATTCCCGAGGCTGAGATCAGATCCGTTCCATAGAAAACGGGATGCTGTCCTCGGTAGTAGTACACGAGGTAGATGGAGGAGAACGCGAGGGCAATTGTCAGCAGCCCGAGTGCAAACGCGTGGCGACGCGCTGCAAGCACCGCGACGAGAGGGGTTGCCAGGTAGAGAGAGAATTCAACCGGAAGGCTCCAGAGCGATATGTTTGCTGCCCCTGAGATCGGGTTGTCGATGAATAGGCCGGGCAGTCCGTAGGTATAACGGAGGGCGCCGTTCATGAGGTAGGCGTAAGTATCACGGTGTGTCAGATATGACATCAGTGGCAGGTCTGATGCGATCGGCCCAATGATGAAGGTCGTCACCGAGATTGCTGCGATCAGCCCTGGAAAAACCCGGAGTGCACGCTTTAGAAGAAATCGGACCAGTGATGGATCATTGGCCCAACTGCGCGTCACAAGGTAGCCGCTGATCGAAAAGAAAATAATGAGCCCAAGAACCGAAATTTGCGGGCCGAGAAAAGTCGGCTGTTCGTGCGCCATGATGCCGTACGCATGTCCGACAACGACCATGAGCGCAGCGAACAGTCGCAAAAAATCGAAATTATTCCGGTGCATCAGGGGAGAGAAATCGTGGGAAATTGGGCATATTCTGCCATATCGACTTCTCATTCAATGGCATGCATCAGTTTGCCAAGTATCGGCCCACGGTGCTATCCATGGCGGCAGCGGAAATCTGAGCCATGTATTCGTAGAGAGCGCCATTCGGATGAATCCGGTCGGGCAGGTTGGCCTGCCAGTTCGGCATCGCCTGCTGAATCGCGCTCCACTGGTCAATGATCCCGACCTGCTGGATCTGCGCGACGTAGTGCTGACTGCGCACGAGTTCCTCGAGGCGATCGTTATGCGGGTCGTCGATCGGGTTCGGCGTGACGATGACGAAGGTCTTTCCGTATTGGCGGGCGATCTGCGCGAACTGCCCGTAGACGTACTGGAAGTCCTGGTCGGTTTCGTTCGGGAGGAAGGCATCGTTGATCGCGCAGTTCATCGTGATGATCTGCGCGTCGGACTTCGCCATTTCGACCGTCCACGCCTGCTTGACGTCATTTTGCCCCCACATCCACTGTCCGCAGGTCGATCCCGGCACTCCTCGGTTCTCGACAGTCACCGCGGTACCGTACTTGCGCTGAAGGGCGAACTGAATCGATGCAGGCTCGTTGTGCGGAGACTGGGCGTAAGCGCCTGCCTCGAACGTCGTGCCGTATGCAGTCGAATCGCCATACATCGCGATTTTGACGGTCTTCGAAGGGGCAGGAGAGGTGCTCGGCGCGGGATCGGGTTGTGTCGTGGGCGCGCTGGTGCCATCATCGCCGCCTCCGCACGCGGTCAGGGCTGCGCTGCAGCCAAGGGCCATCGCTACTGCTGCGGCTCTCCATCGGGCGCCTCCTCGACGTGCGCGCCGAACGCCGCCATCTTCGCGAGGATGCGTGCGAACTCGTCCGCCGTAAGGGTGAGCTTCGCGGCAGCCACGAACGCCATATGCGGGCTCAGCTCCCTCGGCGACTGTCCCCCGGTGTACTTGCGCCACTGATGATCGCCGGCCAGCCAGAACAGATCGGCCATCTGCCTGCCGGTCATGTTCAGCTCGTGCTTGAGCGTCGCGAGATCCCGCGTTCCGGGAGGTGTGTACTTGATGGGCATGAGAGCAGGCGCGCGTCGAGCGCGCGCGAAAAGCGAGTTTCATGGTCATTTCCTTTCGGGATGTCGGGCCGCGCGGGATGCGCTACCGCTACCCGTTAATTTAGACCCAATGGGTCTAGTTGTCAAGAATATTTCACCGCCACCTTCGGGTGGCTTTTTCATTTCGGGGACTTGATGAAGAACGATCTCGCGGTGAGCGCAGCCAAGGCGGCGCCGGCGGTGGGAAGCAATTTCTGGCTGTGGCTGACCAGCCACGACATCAACTGGTGGGTGGCCGTCGCGACGATCGCGTACATCGGGCTGCAGGCGTACTACCTGGTCAAGAACAAAGGGAAGAGGGCGCTGCTCGATGGCTAACGTACCGAAGAAGACACTGGCGGGTGTTGTGGGGGCTGCTGCTGCGGCCCTTCTTTTTTCCGTGGTCCCGAAGTTCGAGGGGCTCGAGCTCGTCGCGCGGCCCGACCCGATCGGGATCATCACGGCGTGCTACGGCGACACGAAGGACGTGCGCGCCGGTCAGCGCTTCACGCCGGAAGAGTGTCGCGCGCGACTCGAGCAACGGCTGATCGAGCATGCCGAGCCGGTGCTGAAGTGCACGCCCGTCCTGAAGGGCCACACGTACCAGCTCGCGGCCGCGGTGAGCTTCGCCTACAACATCGGGCCGCGAGCCTACTGCGGCAGCACAACCGCGAAGCGATTCAATGCGGGCGACTGGCGGGGCGCGTGCCGCGCGATCAACGAGTCGGACAACGGTCGGCCGCAGTGGGTGACTGCTGGCGGTCGAGTGCTGCCGGGT